CTGTGGGATGAAGAAACGCAGGGCATATTTGCTGCTATCATCTCATTCTGGTTTGGAAGTCGGGCCTTGCAAAGATCAAGGAGTAGTTCGTAATGACTGTAAAGAAGGGCAAAGAAACATTCTCTGGTTACAATAAACCAAAGAGGACACCTGACCATCCTACTAAATCTCATGCCGTACTAGCTAGGGAGGGTGGTAAGGAGAAGCTCATACGCTTTGGACAACAGGGCGTAAAGACTGCTGGTAAACCTAAGAAGGGTGAGTCAGCTAGACAAAAGGCGCGAAGGAAATCATTTAAGGCTAGACATGGTAAGAATATTGCCAAGGGTAAAATGTCAGCTGCATATTGGGCGAACAAAGTAAAATGGTAGAGCGAACAACAAATCAACAAATGGATGAGTTAATATCTAAGATGTCAGCCGTAAGAGATACGGATGATCCGCTATCTGATGCAGCTACAAATCAACTAGGGGTTTTTAAAGGGGAGCCTAAAGAAGATCTTAGAAAGATAACTAAAGAAACAGATATGTTATTAGACGTAGCAGGTAAAGATGGTTTTATCCACGAACCTGATCAAAAACTAGATTACAAAGATGCTATGGGTTTGTTATTTCCAATAACTCCTAACGATCCTATATTTGAAGACATTAAAACTATGTTTGAAAAGGAAGAGTACGGATCTGGAGTTCTTATGTCAACTCTTACTGCCCTAGCTATGATACCAGGCTTTGGAACATTGCCAAAAGCAACAGCTAAAAAGATAGCTAGGGATACTGCCGAATCAATAAAACTAAGCGAGAGAGTAGCACCTAGCGTAACAGATTTAGAAGTCATTGACCCTAGTAAACGTCATGGTACTATGAGGCCCCTACCTAATCTTGATTTTGATAGAAACACATTAACAAAAAATAAGCGAAAACCTAAACCAGAAGACCGTAAATTAAATCCATACCCACAATTAGAAACACCATCAAAAACAGGAAGATTTACAGAACAAAATACATATGATCTGCCCATAAGCAACTCAGTCTATGATTACATTGATGGAAATGATAATTATTATTCTAAATTATTTGAGGATATAGACACACAGTTAGGTAAATCAGCAGATAAAGATGGAAACATAAAGTTAAAAGTATTTGAAAAATGGCTTGAAAAGAATGCCCCGTTAGGTCAGGCAAAATACACTGGCCTACAAAATCTTGTAGACAATGCAAAGAAAGAAGGGGTAGAAAAACTTTCTATAGAGAACGATATAAAAACTAGATATATTAATAATGAAATTGTATTTCAGGAAAAAGTTAGACGTATTGATCCAAATGATAACGCATTTGATGAATATGGAAGACTACAAGATATTCCGCATAATGTAGATGATCCTAAATATTTGTCTTTTAGTGATCACAACAATGCTCCTTATACTGGAAGGGGCGGTTCTAATTTTACCACAAATAATATAACAATAGATCCTACTATAAATGATGATTATAATATAGTAAGTCGCATGGAAAGGCAGAACCCTAATGCTAATTTTGGAGCAATAAACAGAAAAAATAAAGACTATGTTGAAAATGTTCTTTATCCTAATGTAGAACCGCTTATAAAAATTAAAAATTACGAAGAGGTAACAGTTGGTGTACCTGCATTACCAAAAGAAACTAAAGTAACATCCTCTCCTATGCCTCGTACTAAAACGGATATAGATGCAGAAGAACTATTTAAAGGTACAATTACGTCTAATTATTTGACTAGGCCTGACACATTAAAAACATTTCCAACTAGAAAAGACTATACGCATAGTCACTATCAAAATGATTTAACTAACTTATTTCATATTAGATATACAAAAAATGCAGATATAGGAGATGGTGTAGATGATACTTTTATCTGGCATGAAGGTCAATCAGACATAGCACAAAAAAGAAGTCATCCAAAAACAGGAGAACCTGTACCAGTGCAGGTAGATAAAGCAAATCCAAAAACAGGTATAGCAAGAAGTTTAGAAGGTAGATATAGAGAGGCAGAACTTGCCGATGAATTTTTACAAAAAAGAAGCAAGGCAATAGAAGAAAACAAGCGTAGAGAAGCTAGTATACAAAGGGGAGAACGAGTAACCCCTACTGTTGGAAAAAGGTTCTTGGATGATAATCCAGATTATTTTACACTTAGGCCTGGTGATAACAGAAAACCTGCATCTGCACCAATAATAGACGGCACGATTGCACGTAAAAAAATTGCAAGGCTTCTAGGAAAAGAAACAGATGACATAGAAGCATTAAATGAAGATGAGTCTATTAGTAGAGTTATTGATAATATTGAAAAATCTGTTAATCCTGCTAAAAACGAAATGTCATTAATAAAGGACATAGATTATTTACACAAAGAACCAACAATAAATTTAGCACAACCAGCAAATGAAGCTATAAAAACAAAAATTATTCCAGAAATTCCTTTTATAAAAGGAGATGTAATTGATAAAAGTAAAATAGATAATCTTATGTTTCAAAGAGCTTTAAAACAAGCAATAGATTCAGGACATACTAAATTTGCTTGGCCTACAAGTGAGACTATTAGTAAATTTAGCGGTGGGCGTGATGCACCTATAGGCGTTCTTAAAACATATGATGTTGATTTTATTAACATAGCTAAAAAAATATACAATGGTACAAAAAAATCAAACGATCCTTCTTTTGAAGAGTGGTGGCGTATGGAAGAAAGAGTACGACCTATATCTTTTGAAGGAACATTTAAAATAAAAGAGGATGTCAGTTTACCTGATTTACTAGAAATAGGTGAAAGTGTAGTAAATGGGTTAGCTATAAAAAAAGAAAATAGAAGTAAGGCTATACAAAGATTAGAAAATGCAATTCCTAAAGAAGTTGTTCCTGAGGCATTAGTATCTATCGAAGAAAGAAAACAAGCTATAAATTTTGCAAAATTAGAACTTAACGCTATGCCTGACGGACAACCCATTTTAGATAGAATTTTTCAAATTGAAAACTTTATAAAAGAAAACAATTTACCTTCAAATTTTGAAGACGATTTTCTTATAAACATTTTACCTGAAGATTATGAACAAATAATGTCTTACAAAAAATATATAATCAAAAGTATAAATGAGATATATAGAAAACCAGTAGGAGATACTGTAAAAGAATTTAAACCCCATCAACTCCCAGGAGTAAAAGGCAAGGATGGTAAGCCTGTAATTGTAAATAATTTAATGCCTCACCCAGAAACAAATTCTTCTGTTGGAGATTTAGGAAAAAATTCAAATATACAAAATTATTATGTAATGGAAATAACTCCTGAAATGAAAGCTATGTTTTCGCGTCCAATACCTTTTAACAGAGGTGGGATCGTACAAGACAAAATGGATACTCAGATGAATAGTTTGTTTGGACAGGAACAAATAGAACAATAATATTACTATGGGTTACTACAGATATTATTATATGCAACGGGAGTACTATATGAAAAAGCCTATGTTTGATTCTACAGGATCATTGATAGAAGACGAGGGTGAAAAAATATTAGTAGAAGATAAGTGGATTAAAGTAAAACCAGTAGACAAAGATAAGTATTTAAAGAGCAAAGAGTTCTGGAGGAATAGACAATGATTAGCGGAAAAGTATTTTATGGGGGATCTAATGCCGTTGTTAATAAAGAGAATACAATAGTAGAAGAAGGTGATACTATGGTAGTAGATAATACTGACACTTTAACCATGACTTGTGAATGTGGAGAAAATTTAAAGTGTGAGTGTGAACCTGAAGTAAGTTAGTGTGGTTGTCACGCAAACGTATACTATCAGGATATTTTAAATGGAGAACTAGACTATGCCTATGCACAAAAGTAAAGCAATGAAAAAGAAAAAGATGGCTAAAGGAATGGCTAAAGGTGGTATGAAGAAGGCCAAAGGTTACGCAAGGGGTGGGGCAGCTAAACGTAGATAATGTCCTATCTGATAAGTAATATCCCATACTTTAAATGTTGGGTGCGTAAGGAATTTACCAGTAATCATCAAGCATATCACGGTGAGTTCCTTCACGCTTTAGCCTTCGCAGTAAACACCATACCTGATAGGTCACTAAGTTTTCAGGTAGTATTTACAGGGTGTGAAATAGACAGGGAAGATGGCCCTGACGAAAACATTCATGGCGGTGCAATGTGGGCTAGGATGCCGATACAGGCCCTAGTAGCCGATGTTCCCGTAGAGGAATGGCCCGAACCAATGGATGATCATCTATGTCAGCCTTGGGATTGTGAGTCTAGACATCACAGTGTAGTAGTGATGGATAGGGTAAGCTCCTCCCCTTGGTTGTGTAAGATAGATGGTGAGTTTCACACTGGTAAATATATGTTTACTGTGGATTACACTGATCACGAAATAGCAGATGATCCAGCGCAACACAAACAGTCCCATGTAATCCAACTACTGGATGCAGGGAGATGGACAGGGAATATAGTAGCACTGCCAAACAATAGGGTAAGAGCAACTAGTCCTGCCTTGTGGCGAACAGGAGAGGGTGTGCCTGACTTTGCACCTTCGCAATGGACACACTCAGCAGAATCCCATGAGTCCTATCTAGATCCATCTGTGACTTTCAATAACCTATACTCAGATAACTAAGGATATACTATGAGGCGTATGACTGATGAAGGTTTAGATTTAATTAAGTTATACGAGGGTTATAGTTCCTCCCCGTATCTTTGTCCTGCACAACATTGGACTATAGGATACGGGGCTATCTGGGGCATGGATGATACAAGAGTTAAAGAAGATCACCCTGATATAAACGAAGATCAGGCAGACTATTTATTAAGAAGAGATGTCAAGAAGTCTGAGATGGCAGTTCTCAGGCATATACGAGTTCCACTAGAGGATGGACAGTTCAACGCTCTATGTTCATTCGTATTTAATTTAGGCAGTGGTGCGCTACAAAGCAGCACACTAAGACGTAAGATAAACAGGGGAGACTATATTGGTGCAGCTAACGAATTTCCAAGGTGGGTATTTGCTGGAGGTAGAAAGTTAAAAGGATTGATAAGAAGGAGAGAACATGAACGCTTGATGTTTATTGGATGAATTACGCAATAGCATATAAGCACTGGTATCCTCCCTAGTAAGGGAGATAGTATAATTAAGGAGAAGACATGGCTACTAAAAAGAAAAGTAAAAGTAAAGTAAACGAAGCAGGTAACTACACTAAACCCACGATGCGTAAGAACCTATTCAATAGAATAAAAGCTGGTGGTAAGGGAGGAAAGCCTGGGCAGTGGTCTGGAAGAAAAGCCCAAATGTTAGCAAAGCAATATAAAGCAAAAGGTGGAGGATACAAGTAATGCCCATGAAAAAGTACAGCCCAAAGCAAAAGAAGTTGGCAAGAGTTGCACCACCTAGAAATAAAATAACTGGTGCAGATCTTAAAAGGTTAAGAGGTGGAAAAAAGAATGGCTCTAAAAAAATCACAAAGAAGTCTTAAAAACTGGACTAAACAAAAGTGGCGCACAAAATCAGGTAAGCCATCTACTCAAGGCCCAAAGGCTACTGGGGAAAGATACCTACCGTCAGCTGCTATCAAGTCACTTAGTTCTGCTGAGTATGCAGCTACGTCTAAAGCAAAGCGTAAAGGAACAAAGGCTGGTAAACAACACGTAAAACAGCCTAAGAAGATAGCAAAGAAAACTAGAGGCTATCGTAAATAATGAGGATGAGACATGGAAGATACGTGGTCAGTTTTAATTTCAGGATGGCCTATAGCGTTTGGGGTTATAAGTTTGATTATAGTACTGGCAAAGATGCACGGTGAGTTAGAGACACTGAAAGAAAAAGTTAAAGTCTTATTTGAATTGTGGAATAGTAAAGATAAATGAAAGAGCTTACAGATATAAACAGTATGTCTATAGAACTTGTAGAGCTAATAACTCCTATGCTAGTTATTATGTTAGCCTTGATACTTACTCTCATGGTCAGAGACTTTGCTACTAACTTTATGAACGGAATTAAGTTTAGAATGCACTCTAGTTTTAATGAGGGCGATACGTGTTTGTTAGATGGTGAGCGAGGTATCATAGTCAAGATAGGATTCTATGAGACAATAATACAGATACATAATGGCAGAGGTACAGTTTGGCGGTACTTACCCAATGATCGTATAAAATTCTACAAATTAGAGAAAATTATTAAAGATATAGAAAAAACAACCTCACAGGATGAGGCGTAAGGGGCTGCAAAGATAGTCTCTGGTAGGTAGTGTCCAGATTATAGTCACTTCTTTTGTAGCCCCCCTTAAAATGCCTCACGTTTGATTTGCCTATTTTTACAGTAAAATTTCTACTACAAATGCTGATAATAGCATCAATACTGTTATACCTAGTCCAATTATTAATTTAAATATAGGATCGTTAGGATCAGGCATAGTATTTACCAGCTTTTAGCACCTTCTTTTTTTATTTGCTCACCTGTAAAGCCTGAGTCAACCCAACATAGTAATTGTGATGCCTCTGGTCTTACGATAGCAGCAGTCCAAGTTCCAGATGTATCATTAAGAAATATAAATGTTACGTGTCCTCTAGCTGATATTCCACGAAATACTATTTGTTCTCCGTGTTTTTCTTGAATAGTAATTTTAGCCTCTGCCAAATCTTTACACCCTGTTCGCATGGGTACTTGACTATACGATGTTGAAACATTGAATGCAATAATACATAGAGCAACTAAACCTCCGATGAATGTTTTAGTCATATTAAGAATATCCTTTTTAAATGATTTATAAGATAGTCCTTGGCTCTATTTAATACTTCTAAATCATCATCAAAACCACCCAAGGCACGATTGCATTTGTGGCACAACCATCCCCTAAATGTTTCTGTATCGTGACAATGATCTAAAACCCAAGGCCCATTTCTTGTGTTACCTTTGCCTTTTACTTTTTCTGCATCCCCACAACAGATGGGGCAAATGTATCCCTCTTTTGGCATACCATGTTCTTCTCGCAACCTCTCTCTTACTTTCTGTAATTCATTGTTACAAGCCTTGCATTCAGGTCGTAGAAAGTTAGCACCTGAACTTGGTGAAAATGCAGAGAGGGGTAGATATATATTGCACTTGCAACACACCTTACCCTCACCTGCACCTAGATCCTCATGTTCTATGGGAAATAAATTTAATTGCATAGCTATTAATCTTCCTCATTTTGTGAGCCTGTCCTTGCCTCAACATAAGAACCACACTTTGGACAACTAAGATTAGCTATTATGCCATCGCCTTCTAATCCATAGTCTTCAAAGTCGTGATCTCCTCCCCATATTAATTGCTGATCAGGGCCACAAAACCAACAGTTCATATTATGCAACCTTATTTATTCTGTTTAAATTAATAAAGTATTGCCTGTTATAACCTCGTTCCCACTCTTTGTGTTCAAGAGATTTTAACCTGTATGGGTTATAACTATTTACTCTAAAGCCCTCTCTTCCTTCAAAGAATGCTTTTTCATTAAGGTGCTTACGTCTTTTCTTGTGTGTAGACCTGTGTCTGTTAAACACCACATACTCCTCCTGTACCGCTAATCTCACATATATCGTGAGTCTCTACGTGTTCGTCAAACTCTTCTCCAAGTTTGTCCACTGCCTCAGAATAAGGAACAGAGGTAAGAGGTTGACCTCCCCTAGATCCATCAGGGTATACTGTAAAGCCCCTGAGTCTATGAGCATACTTAGCAAGTGTATCTGCGAAGTCGTCTACTACATCTGGGTTATTTAATTTAGTACCCCATGCAGGTAGATTAATTGTTGAGCTAATAGACATATCAACGTAGTCCTGTACATCTGCCTGAAAGCGCATACGCCGTTTGTAATCTTCTGCTAAATCTAGTGCAGATTCTATGCTCTCAGGATCTACTCCATAAGTATCTATTAGCTCTTGTGCAGAGGAGTCTACCACGTACTGGTATTTCCATCTGTGTCCTCCCGTAAGATACCTTCTCTTATACGCAACAGCAAAGATAGGCTCTATCCCACTGGAGCTACCAGCAAGTATACTAATAGAGCCAGTAGGAGCAATAGCACGGTTCGCCACGGGCCTAGATATTGATAGTGCATCCGCAAATCGTCTAGATACATCATCACTGACTCCTTTGTATATTGCCAACCAACGGTGAAGCTCTCCAGTAACCTCATACTTTTCTCCTTTTTTAATTAACCATTCATGTAATCCCATTATACCTAAACCTAATCGCCTATTCTTTTCTCTAACATCATAGACTTTTTGATAAGGTAACTCTGCTCTTAATGTTCCGCATATTAAAAACTTTGTAGCTAAATCAACAATCTCTGCTAGTTCAGATATGTCTTCAATCCTGCCAAAATTAATACTACCAAGATTGCATACATCACTGTCATCGCTACTGCACACCTCAGTACAGGCATTACGAAGTGTTTCATTTTCATCCTCCATAAAATTAAAACTAAACCCAGGCTCTCCTGTACGCATAGCTTGGGCTATGTTTTCCTTAAAGGTATCCCCATATCCTTCGCCATTCCAATAGTTTAGCAACCACTCTGTATCATAGTTAATAGATATGTTTGTCATATCCAAGGGTGCAGGAAAATTAAAGTCCTGCTCTTTTATTTGCTTTAGTGTAAATCCAGTGTTACCAACTGGCATAGTATCCCAATTTTTTGCGTTAAGAAATGTTGATACATCTTTGTGTTTCCAATTAAGAGATGCGTATATGGCAGACCTACGACTACCTCCTTGCATTACCTTTTGGCCTATACTGTTAATCATTTGCATTTTGGGAATAGGGCCAGATGCCAGACCACCAGACCCACCAAGAACTTTACCTGATTCTCTATACACAGAATAGTCTACCCCGATGCCACCTCCCGTCATCAAGCAAGACTCCGCTTTCCAACTTAGGTTAGCCCAATCCTCTCGCGTATCTTCCTCTGCTTTTAGTAGAAAACAATTATTATAAAATCTTTTCTTTCGTCCTGCATAATAAAGATACCTACCTCCAGGAATAAACTTCAACTCATCTATATATTTAGTAAGAGCATCCTGTTCGTCCATAGTCATTAGGTTTTGCTCACCTGCACGTAATGAACCGCATACATCTTTTACTAAAGTAGAAGCTAGATCAGACCACGTTTCACACCCATCGTGAGCATACTTATATTTAAATATATCTTCTGAGAATTTATTTCTAAATTGAGGATTGTTGTTAGATTTAAATGATGACACTTTATATATTCCTTTCGTTTTCTTCTTCCTCTACACATTCTATTAGTTTATTTAAATACCATTGTGCCTTCTTTAAATCCTCAGTAGGTTTACCTTTGTAGTCAAACCGCCAAAGATACTTCAGTATGTTGCCTTGCAGGTAATATTTAAAATTAGGTAGTAGTGCAGCTTCTATTGCATCTATGCATTCTATCCCACTCTGATTATAATGTGGTGGGTTGTTTACCATGTCCTTCATAGTATGTCCTTGTTGTATTAGTGTCTAGTTACGGGTGGGAAAGGAAAAGGTATGACGATGCCTTCAGCCTCTTCTTGTTCTTTCATTCTTTCCATGTCTTTAAACTTATCATAGTATATATCAAGCAAAACATCTAGTGCAGGTGGCTCAAGAACTGCGACAGCACACATTGCTTTCATTATATCTGTAATGGTATCTATAGCAGAGTCTGATAGCTCTGACATATCTTCGTGAAGTATGGGTAGTATGTCAAATTCAATTTGTTTTTCTTCGGGTAGCTCTGACTTTACTTTTATTAGTACGCACAGTTCGTTTGGTTGTAGGTTCATTCGGTTTTTTATTCTCATTTTTGCCTCTCTTTTTTTCGTTTATCCATTCTTCAGGTATAAGCTGATCGGCAAATATAAAACCGTATTTGTTACACCAATCGGCATACGTAGTTTTACTTCCTTTTCTTAGTTTATTTTTAGAGTTAGAAAATACAAACCTTAAATCTAAATCAGGATATTGTTCTTTTACTAGTAAGTGTTTTTGTCTATCCTGTACAGTAAATATACCTTTTGTTTCTACTACTATTCCGTTAGGTAACCAAAAGTCTGGCGTATAATTTCTATGCTTTTCTGGTTGAACAAAGGGTATCTTTTTAATTTCATAGCAGTCTAGTATATTTAAGAAGGCTAGTTGTTCAGATACCCTTTCTTCTAAACCTGATCTAAAACCATGCGCTAATCTATAATCTAATGCGACCATAGTTTATTGAACCAAGGGGGCGATTATAAACGTACGTTCTTTGTACGTTTCCACCTACTGCATTCTTATATGATGCTTGGGCTTCTTGTAGGTTTTCCCATGCCTCACGTACTATAGCAGTCTGACGATGTTTTGCTTCATTTCTTAAATCACGTAGCTCGTTACTAAGTTCTAAGATACGTTCACTAAGATCATCGTCTGTTAAATCTACATATGGGTTTACATTTTCTTCTTGTGTATTCATGCTGCTTCTCCTTCCATGTTGTTTAGTTCTGTGTATGCTACCATAGGTTTGCTCTTAGCCTTAGAGAATACTGACTCCCTCTCTTGCATATTAGGCCAACAACTAAATCTATATTTACACCAAGAACATTCCATACCAAGTTTTCTGTTTCCAGTAATCACTCTGTTAAATGTTTCTGGCTCATCCTCAAAGCATCTTTCAAAGGGTGCATCTGAAACCAATGCATCTATCTTCTTCTCTGCTTCTTTTAAAATGCTAGATACTTCTTCTTTAGTATCTGTGCTTTCTATTCTGTTAAGTTCACCAGTAGTTATGTTCATTGCCCATATACCACCAGCAGGTTTGCCAGTAGCTGAAGCGTATACGTGTAACTGTGTTACGTATCCAAAAGAATCTTTCTCTTTCAATGCATTCCAACTGACAAATTTATTTCTAAAAGCAAAGTCTGAAGTAGATTTTATGTCATCAATTCTGCCATCATCAAAAGATAAATCTGCCTCTCCTGTTACTGTATGCTCACCTATTTTAGTAGTGAGATTTTGAGAAGATTTATATCCTTCTAGATTAGTTTCTTTTATAACGCCCTTTAATACCGCTTCTACTATATCTCCTAATATCATTCGTAGTAAGAAATTATATGAAAACGCTACTCCTTTTTCCCCTTTCTTTTCCATCTGTAATTGGCACAAGGGCCTACCAAGATTAGATGGTCTTACTTTAAATTCTCTTCTATTTGTTGAAGAAGCAAACTGCTTACGTAATGCGTCAGCTACATCATTACATACGGTGGAGATAGTGTCCTCTGTCATGGACACCTCCCCATCCATATTCTTTTGAAGCCAACTAATAACCCTCGCTAACTTCAAATCCATTAAGCAGCATCCTCACTAAGATTTATAAAGTCATCATCCCCATCAGATCCTGCCGAACCACTTGCTGTTGTGTGCTTGTCCATAACCCATTTATTAATCTGAGCTATATGATCGTGAAACTTACCAAAAAGTTCTACAGTATCATCGTCCATAGGGTAGGAAGTATCATCCGTAACAGATATATCTATATCGTAGTACGTGACACCACCAGATACTTTCTTGCTCTTCATCTGTACTGATCTAGAATTAGGAAGAACACGTTTCTTTGAAACCATATCTAAGAAAAATTTAGATAGAGTTTTACCAGAGGTCTTACCTGATAGTTCTATTTCTACAGGCAATGTAATCTCAGTCTTCTTGCCCTCTTCATTGACACCCTTCATAGTTGCTTCGCCATAAAAAATAATCATTAACCTACAAGATCGCAAAAACTCTTGCCTATCTTTGCTAAGAGACTTCCAATCTTTGATGTACTCAAGGGGTCTACCACACTGGAAGTCACCATCATCAGATGGAGCCTCATCGCGTGGCCCTTTAACTAGTACAGAGTGTATGTAAGATCCCTGTACCTTGTCACCATCCTTAGTAGTGCGCTCCGCATACGCATCGTACCTTTTGTATCTGTAACGATGTTCATAATAACGAAAAGTTACTTCCTTCGCGTATACTTTACCTTCATCGCTAGTAACTGAGAAGTATCCAGATGGACATATAATATCTCCGTTGCTATCCTCTAAGTTTTCCCTCTCTATTCTTAATCTAGCTAGAGAACTAGAGGAGGTAGACTCACCACCTGTTTCACCAAAACTCTTGGCTAACTCTGCCAATACAGCAGACTCCTCCATCTTTACTATTTCTTGTGTTTCAGTCATTCTTTTTCCTTTCTTTGTGTAAAGACAAGACCTTCAGTTATACACAAAACAACCCTCTTTGTCAAGACATATTAAGCCAGTTGCTTCCTGTTTTTGTATCAATAGGTAAGGGTACATCCATGTTTATATTGTAGTATAAATGGATACGATCCTTCGTTGAACTGGGAGATAATGTAGCCTCTATAAGTTGCTCAACCCTATCGACTTCTTCATTTGGGCAATCAAGTAGCACACTGTCATGCACCGTATTTACTATTGTAGTTCTTAATTTATTTTTTTGTAGCTCCTCTCTTAATGCGACCAGACATAATGGAACAATGTCTGCCGTAGCTAGTGCCTGTACAGGATAGTTCTTTATCTTTGTAGCCCCTGTTGCACCCCCTGTCTTAGTTCTTTTAGCATGGGGAAATGCAAACTGCCTACCTGTTGGCAACGTAATACATTTATTCTTAATAGCCTCTGTCTGTAAACTCTGATGCCATTTTTTTATACCAGAGTATTTGTCAATGAAGTGTAAGTTGTATGCTTTCTCAGCAGGTGTACCACTCATGGCCCCATACAGTGGAGCAAACGTCCTACCCTTGGCCTCTTGTCTAGACGTAGGTTGACCGTTGTTGGTTAAATAGTCTGCTGTATATGTGTGAACATCAAAGCCTGTTTCTATTTCTTGTCTAGCTGTTTGGTCAGCCGATAGGAATGCAGCTACCCTAAACTCCAGTTGTGCAAAGTCAAACTCAAACAGTGTGCCACCTTCGCCATACCTTGACACGAATGCCTCTTTAACAGGGAAGGTATTACCCCGTGGCATATTCTGCATATTAGGTGATGATGAAGATAGTCTACCCGTAGCAGTTCGACACTGATTGAAGTCAGCGTATAGCATATTACCTATCAGTCTTTTTTTGATACCTTCTACAAACGCAGATAGGTATGTCTCAACAGCACCAAGACGCTCAACCTTTTCCAAGAACTCAATAGCATCTGAATGTTTGTCGGGGTTTAAAGATCTAAGTTGTTTAGCTAGAACCCGTAGTCTATTTTTATCTGTGCTAAATCCGTTAGCAGTCACCCATGTACTATCGGGTGGAAATATCTTTAGACCACCAACATCACCTGTTTCCATATATCTCATACCTGCACCACCGCACTCATGGCAGGTGTGCGCTCTTGAAAAGGGAGTACCATCTTTTTTTATCTTATGTACTTTACCTGTTCCGTTACACGTTTTACACACAGAAGCTACTGTTTTCATTACCTTTTTACAGCCACTGCGAACAAGTCTCCTAAATTTATCTGTCTTTATCTTGGGTCTAAACGGACTGTCCAACTGATATGTTATGGCGTGGCTCTTTTTATCCCTTGGAGTATAAGAGAATATCATAGAAGATACCTGCTCTGGACTACTAAGATTGATAGGCGTATCACCCATGTAACTGTGTACTAATTCCTGTAGCCTTCTTATTAGATCTTTTTTTTCCATGCGATAGTTAAACTCAACGTGATCGAGCTTTGCCTCATCTATAGCCAACCCACCATACTCTATCTCAGACAAACACATACACATCCTATTACTTAGATTAACTGTAGGCATAAGCGTGGTGTTATCTAGATCTTTTATCTGGGCTAGATACAGATCCCTCGTAGCACGAATGTCTGCTCTACCATACTCCTCTACAATCTCCCAAGGCATGGCCTCGTATCCTATACCCTTATCCCAATACTCTTTAGTTATGTCAGATTTTTTATTGGCTAAGTCTCGCCTCTCACAACAAGCACTAAGAGACATACTCATCCTCTCTCCTCTAGCCAGTATGTATTCACCTATCATAGTATCGTATATGTCACGGTCATACTGGATACCCACTGACCAGAGCCATTGCAAGTCATACTTTATATTGTGTCCTATAAGAATGTCAGCATTCTGTATTTTATATTTAACTTCGTTTATACTATGTGTTTCATGTGAAACATCACGATGGTAAACAGCCACATAATCTTCTTCACCCGTATCTACATCCAGTATACCAATAGAAACTAATTCATTATTTTTATTGTGGGGCTTGTTATCTATTATGTTTTCTTTTCTTGTCACACTATTTTCTATATCTACTACTAATCTTTTAATCATCATACCTCGCAACTCTTCCATCTAACATTACATTTATTTGTCCATGCCAACCGCTAATTTTATTCTTGGCTATATTAAATACTCTGCGTGGATCACCCTCATCTGATCCTTCTATCATAGCGTACTTGCCAATCAGTATCATAAGATCAGCTTCAGCTGCCTTACCTGTCCTACTGTTTTCCATCATACTCAGGTTAAGATTTACCCTACCCTCTGCATCTGCTGACAATTGGGAGTACCCAAAGATAGCACACTCATACCTTGTAGCTAGATCCCTAGTGCGTCTGTATATCTCACGTAGCTTTTCATGTTGAGCAGTTATGTGTTTGCTATCAGGTAGTGTTACCTTGTCTAACATATCTATAACAAGTATGTCTGGCCTATGTTCTTTTAGGTGGGCCTCGATACCATCTATACCATACGACTCCTCTATCCTATCTATAAATAAATTATCCTTTTTCCATTCTCCATTGATAAGACTACCGCCACCCCCTAGTAGTTCTTCCTCTGATTTATTTGTGGCTGAACTTAGATACCTCAGTGCTACCCTATTGGCAGGTTCCTCATTACAGAGTACGTGTACCTTTGCCCCCTGCTCTATCCAGCCATACGGCCCCATCGCAAACGATGCATGGCTAGAAGTCTTTCCCGTTTCTGGTCTAGAGCCTATCACTATAAAGTGTCCTGCCGATACACCCGACACCCTCTCCGCAAGGGAAGATACATTGAATGCCCATTTAGTTTGCACGTTCATGGAGTCAATTAATTTTTGTGGATCTAAGTCTATACCTGAGAAGGGGGATGCATCCGTAACAAAGCCAGAGGCATAGTCATCTATTAGTTTAGATAAACTATCTAGGCTATTCTCATCACCCTCTGTCAGGGCATAGCCTATCTCAGATACTCGCCTACCAATTTCTATACGCCACAGATTATGCATAACATCCTTGGCTACATCGACAGATATATCCTCCGACTGTTTCATCTTGGCAAAGAGAAGTTTATAGCTATCCTCTTGCGCTTTTGTTAGCGAGTTGTTGTTACTGAAGAATAGATTTTCTAACTCAGATAAGTTAATTGAAGTATCATACGCATCTTGCGCGGATATGATTGTCTCTACAATTCGTTTAGGTTCTTTCTCAAAAGCAGTAACGGGTACGCTTCGTCCGATCTGCTCATATATTTCTTTGTTGCATAGTGCCTTGACTAGTTCCAACATTTTGTATTTCCTCTATAGCCATATCTTTAATGTCTAGTTCTAATGCAACCACCTTACACTTGTCAACGCCTACGAATATTCTCCTAGACATTTGTATAGCTTTGTCCGTTGCATCCTTATCAAGCGCGATAGTTACATTCTGGTATGTATCCCATATCTTATTTAGATTGTTAGTAGATAATGATGTACCTAAAAGGGGCATGGCATCTGTATCTTTTAGATATGTTACTGCCTTCCATGCCGATATGATATCCTCTACTATAATTAGATTAGGTTTTGATGGGGCATCAAACGGTACAACAATCGCACTGTCAATGTCACTATATCTTTTCCATTTGGGCTTTCGCCAAACGTCCAATGCCCTACCAATAGCGTCCACATTTTCGCCATATTTCTGGATCATAAACGCCACCCGTCTTTCTAGCGGATCGTATAGGACAGGGATACTTATATTGTTTATACAATAAGTGTCTAGAAAATCGCTACAAATATTAGCATAAGCCAGATTACTGAGAGTAGTGGTTCTGTCATTTTGTATTCCTTTCGTTTTGTTTCGTTGTTGTTGATTAAATCTAATATCTTCTAGTGACATACTTGAATTATGTTTTACTCCACGATAATTACACGAAGCAGAGTAGCAGTTCCATTTAATTGTATTGCCCTCCCTACTTAAAGTAAAGGTGTTATGGCGGTGGCACTTGGGGCAACTACCCCTTTTGCTTTCGCCAGATCGTATGTCATCGAAGTCAATATTCATTTGTAAAATATATGATCCTCTATCTGAAGAAGGTACTGCCTATTCCATTGGGGATCTACATTAATAGAGTGATAAAATACTGCCCCTTCAAGTAAAGGTATAGATAAGCCATAGGTATAGTGAACCTCCTCTGCTATACGTATAGCTTTATCCCAGGATCTTTTATCTTTTGGTACATCAGATAAGCCATCACAGTAGAATGAGAATTGGCAACGATGCTTCACTGGATAGTTTTGTTTCCAGCTATACGTAGGCCCCTCCTTTACCACACCGCACACAGTGTTAGGCCAACGGCTATCATGGGTACGGTTCAAGACCACTTGCGCGACAGCCATCTGACCTACGGTAGGTTGATCCCTAGCCTCAAAGTATATTGCTTGTGCCAGACAGGTTATGGATGCACCGAATGCTAGTACTGTAGCTTCAAGCATTACCTGTTATCTCCGCTTCCACCTATCTTACCGCGATCCATACGGGAGCTTAACTTATCTAAATTAATTTCTACAGCCTCAGTTAGATCTATATCCAGATCGTCAGCAACACGGGCTAGATACCAGAGAACATCACCTATTTCTTTTTTAAGATCCGTCTTCCGTACCGTACTTATCTTCCCGTTATCATCACGGTAGATCTTTTTAATCTGGTTCATTAGTTCGCCCACCTCACCAGATAAACCTAGTGATGGGTAAATAATGTCGTCACTGTATATCTTGGTCTTACGGGTTTCGATTTGATATTTGTTAAAGTCTAACATATTATTACTCCTGATAAAGTTTTGGATAATTATCTTCAATAGTATATCGAAGCGCATTACGCAATGTCTTTTTATCTTTCTTTGATCCGATAAAATATACGTAGCGGTGCTTCGCGGATCTATTAATTCTGTTTTGTCTATCGCCTAAATGATGACGCGAGTGCTTACCGTCTGCACTTGCCATATCTGTACGGGCTTTTGTTGTGCCAGTGAATAGGAAATTACAGGCTTGATAAATAATACCAGCATGGTCTTGAGCAGTGTCAGCATAGGACACTACGACCTTGGGCTTCGGTAATAATTTGAGGGAGCGAGACACCAAGAACGATGCCTGATTAGGTAGGTTATCTTTCAAGACCAGCCTGTTTAATTCAATTACGTTATGCCTATGCTCTTCGCCACATATGCCCTTACATAAAAAGGGAGAGGCTGGTGTACCATAAGATACCATGCCGACAAGTTCATCGTAGTGATACAAGCCATAGGCGAAGCTAATGCTAGGCATTCTTTTCGCATAATGGATATTGAGTATCCAGTCTTTTGTTGCAGAGTATGGGATTTGAACCACCTCATATTCACTCTGCATTTGGTTTGACCAACCAACAAACATAACACACCTCCTATATAAACTCTATTTGCTTTGTCGTTTTACTGAAGTTTTATTGGGTTGTTGTTATGCCACGAAGCGGTGGTTTTTTATAACCCCTATTATATACCCTTTAGGATAAGTACGGAGTATACTATCGTATGCTTTACGGGGGGTTGTCTCATAAGATGGTAGCACTTCTACAGTACCGCCATATTGTTTTTTATAAACTACTTTAAAAGGCTGATTAGGAAAACATTTTAGTTTTATACGCATGGATTTGTATCCTTACTTGTTTGTTTGTGTTTTAATTAAAGATTGTTATATCACAATGTTAGTTGAAAGTCAAATAGTTTTTAGCTACTACTGCCTGACCTTTACCTCTGAGATATCCCATTCTACTGCCTTATAACTAGATTTATACTTGGCCTGTTTGCCAAGGCTATATACCTTCTTTACATCCAGCCCATGCATATCTGCTATTAGTTGTGCAGTTTGCATAGACCAGTTAGGGTTAGCCTTGGCAGAGTGCCAGATAAATTCCATGATAGAATTATACTCTAGTTGTTTTTGAAGTTGTTGTTTAGTCAGGCTCATTTGATTTTACTAAACCATCATCAACTAACGCAGACTTGAGATCATCCATCTGATCCTCACCCCATGCTGATATTTTGACGATAGACCAGTCGGGCCTATTGTGATATTGCTCTTCATTTAATCTTTTAAAGATACCAATAACATCCCCAGCTTGAGCATACTTTTTAAGACCAGATATACTAATCCGTTTATCGCCCCTAGTCTTAGCCTTATAGCATCGGATACAACTAATGACGTTATCATAAACATACGGGGGAAAGTACTCGCTCTTAAATGCTATGCCATCCCCATTTGTTAGGATATTATATGTACCCTCGAACAATTTAATAACGCTTTTGTTTGCGTCTATGATGTGCTTGTCCAACATGGTTTGAGTAACCTTGATCTCAGCGTAGTCTGTATTAAACATAGAAGTCATATTTGTTTTTCCTTTTTGTGTTGTTGTTGTTAGTTTGTTTATCTTTAGTTCTATCGTACGCACCTTTACCCTTTTTGGGTTTGACTATCTGTTGACGGGGGCGATTATATGCAACCGCCCTCGCTACAGGATTGATAGGTTTTATTCTATCTGTCATCCGTTGTCAATTGATTAATATAATTGTTTACAAATGCCATGTACTCGGCTGTCTGCATGATAAATTTATTTAAATCTCCGGAAAGGTAAAGCTCCCTACCCTCTTCCTCAAATTTTTTTTTACGAAATTCGTAATCACTATAGCTTATCATTTGTTTGTGTCTCCTAAATAAAAATTAAAGATACCCTACTATAACTAAGCCAGAATAAACTGTCAAGTTTTTTTTTAGTTGACAACCTTATTTTTTTTTGCTAAACTACGTTCACTAATTGGTTGGGGTTAATTACTAAAGCAAGTTAATTTTTTTTTTTTGCGAGGGGTATACATATAAAACATAATATGCGATATTAGTTTTTTTTTTAATCTTATTAAGGGGCGATACAAAATGCCAATAAGAGATCCTAATAAAATCCATTTTTCTAATATGACGGGCAAGTTGAAGGGACTGCGGGCGATTAGTACCAATACAATTACTAATCCATTTTGTATTAAAATGAGTAGTACGAAAAAAGAAAATATAATCTGCGGTAAATGCTATTCGGTGAATATGTTAGAAACCTACCGAAAAAATATGCAAGATTGTTTACAGCACAATAGCGACTTATTATCTAATTCAATTATTCAGTTTAGGCATTTACCATTCATTGTTGACGCCTATATCAGAGTAGACGCGCATGGCGAGTTGATAAACGATATACATCTAATTAACTTGTATAGATTAGCTGACAAAAATCCGCACACTACGTTCGCTATATGGACCAAAAGAAAAGATATAGTTAACAGTGTAAATAAGACGCGAGAAACGCCCTCTAATGTCATATTGATATTTTCTAATGCTATTATAAATAACGTTAACTACTCGCCCCCTAAACATTTCCACAAGGTATTTAATAACGTTACAGATAATCATAAGAAAAGAGAACAGAATTGCACGGGTCAAATCTGTATAGAATGCATGGCGTGTTATAAACACGATAGCGGTATAAACGTTATTATCGAAGCTGAGAAAAAGAATGGTCGCACTATTAAGACTAAACATTAGGCAATAAAAAACCCCCCAAGCATTACAGCAAGGGGGGTTTAATTAGGGCTAGTTAATTTATGCGGCTAGTCTCAAAAATTGCTCACTTCCAACTATTCGCGCTACTTCCCGTTCTCTGGTATCCAACGTGATAGCAATATTATCTACATTAGCTGAGTTTCTAACGGGGAAATCTACAGCATGAGAACTATACGCCGTTAGGGCTGAGTATAACGCCCATACAGTTCGCCCCCTATCGTGTGCTTCGTTCTCCAATTGTTGCATCATCAACTTGACCTTGCGCCCTGCCATTCCGCAATCATTCAAGACCGCTTCCGCTTGTTCGGGGGTAATAGACTTTTGCGCCCATTGTCTCCACGTATTAACACGGGTTAAAAACTGAGCGCATTGCTCTTCGATAAACCCTGCGAATATGGATGGAGTAAAACCGCTAGTGTGACGGGCTGATTTCTTATTGTATTCCGCACTAGTGCAACCGTTAGTACACCATAAGTCTTCAGCCCCCGAAAATAAACGAATAGATCCGCCACCATTAAATGAATTAGTTAATCCAATCTTAAATAATAACTGGGTTGATGATCCCGATAACTGCCGTATGTCCGCGCCTAGTCCGCTGAATAATAAATCAATGCGGGTAAACTGGCCCCCAAAGCTAGAACGCTCAGTCAATTTAATATCGCGCAATGCTTCGCGGGGTAAAGCTGTTTCAGCCCCTTCTTTAATCATATCATAAAGGGGGGCGTTATCTGCTATCCCGTAAGTAGATCCAACAATGCCTAAATTGCGTCCATTGTCAGTACGTTTCACAAATCGGCCTAACGGGTCTTCTTTAAACCTAGTATGGGGGTTATATTCTAGCCCGTATGAATTATCCAAGTATTCCGATCTAACGGCATCATAGACGGGAGATAATACCGCATGAAAATCTGTTTTATCAGTCAATGACGGCCATTCAATACCATTTAAAGAAGAATTATTGACTGCGAAATTATTTAAAGTGATTACGTTATTATTCATAGTTTTGTATCCTATTCCTATATATCAGTTAAAAAAGTAACAATTAACAATAGCATAATTAATGCTAATGTATAGACTGAAAAAGATAATAATAATAATCCCATACTATCATACTTCAATTATATATGACTGGGTACGGGAATGATTAGTTATCTCAATCTTATTAGATATCCATTTCCTAAGATCAACCCTATACCCTAGATATTTAAGAGTAGTATGAACATCCGATCCAGTCGCATTACCACAACAATAGTCGTATATAACGTCTTCAATTGCGGTTTGTATCTTATCGTTTAACATAGTTTGTATTACTCCATAAGTTATTTAAGATAAGTTAAGATAACGTATTATGTATTTTTAAACAAGCGATTTAAACGCCCGCATTAGAAAAGCGACACTATACCCCCCCTAGTATAGGGTATATATCTGTTAAATTAATGGGGTGTATTTATTCAATACGAATACTATTTATTTAAACTTCTTTTTCTTTTTTTTTTATAGCACATAGGTTGTTGAAAACCAGCTATTTGCCCAGGCATTAATACTAGGTTGTTTTTGCTGGTTAATTTTATTCTTTTTTTACCCTAGGGGGCAAGGGCCACCGCCCCTCCTCCGTACGTTATGTATGAAGTGTGCAACGGATAGGGTAAATACAGTGTCAACCACTTTGTCGCATATTACTAGACCCACACACGGCTCCTACAGAAAACGTTGACATATCGCGGAATATTAAATATAGTATTACTACTTGCGAGTTAGGGTATATATTTACCCCTCCCTATTCGATAACGAATGTTATAACACATAAAAGGGAGTTCGTCAAGTAAAAAAGGTAATATGATGAAAAAAAATAACTTGACAAACAAAGACAAATACATACAACTATACTCAGATTCAGGTAAGTATTTACTAGAACGGTTCTACGCCGTATTAGAGCAGGGGTTTTTAGTTGACCCATTGTCTCTACCAACTAGCGATCAATACTATATCTGGGTAAGATTGCGAGAGTTGTTTCCATCTCGTAATTTAACATTGGGCGAGGTATGTAGGCTATTGCGTGAAGAGGGTTATACCAATAGTAAGGGCATACTGGAATCTAACGAGGAAGTAGAGGGGGAAGACCAGCCAACCTAGCTATGCTAATTCTTGCGAGGTTTGTTGTGGTCTAGGTTTGGACAGACGGTAGGGTACGGCAGGGTTGTTCGTAGTCCTTATTGGTACGAATGCCCTGCCTTTTATTTTTGTACATTACAGAGAAAGATTAGTGCGCTATGACAACACAGGGAAATAAGGGCGATAGGGCTAGAAAAGTTGGTCGCAATAAAATTAGACAATTGGGCCTCGAACAACAGAGAAAAAATAGAGAAGCTGAGATAGCAAAAATAATAGAACAACTTGAACGCTATGAGGTATCTGGTATACGAAGAGTGCCTTTTGGAATTAAAAAAAGTAAAGATCAACTACTAAAAGAATTTAAAAATTTAATGGGCATAGATTACAAAAACTATAGGGGTATAACGCAAAGGTATTCTACAGAAGATAAAGGAACATCCAGATTTGATTTGCGTGGAAGAGGTAGAGGTTCAGAATTAGATGTAGGTAGAAATATACCTTTAACATCTTCTAAGCAAAAAAATAAAAAGCCCACTCAATTTTTAAATCAGAATAAACAAATAAATAAAGAAGAAAAATTAAAAGATTCTATTCCACGTAAAAAACCACTTTCTCCACCTATACCAAAACAAAACCCTAGAAGAACACCTAGCTTAGAAGAGACATTAAGAAAAAATCCAAAATTTAAAAAGGTAATGGATAATCAAATTATACAAAGATTCAACTACCCTGAAGCAGGAGATGACTCTTTTGAAGACGGACCACAAGCACCTAGTATAAAAAAATTAAAAGAAGCCCCACTATCTGCTCCAGAAGATAGAAACATAATAGAGCAACTCGTAAGTAAACTACTAGGCCGTGATATAAAATTTGAAGACATACCCGATGACGATCCAGAATTTGGACAGGGCGAAGGGGGCATAGAATATCCAGCAGGTAGACCCGACTTGCGTATGGGGGGCATGACCGCTAGATCGGGCGCGACAACTAAATTTAAGAAGCCACTTGGTATGAAGGGTGGTGGTGCTATTTCTAGTGCGGAAAGAAAACGCATTGCCAGAATAGTGCAAGACTACAAACAGAAGAAAGCTAGAAAATCTAATGGCAAAAGAACTAACAGATAGACAGAGTACATTCCTAGACTGCTTGTTTGACGATGCCAATGGCAACATACGAACTGCTATGAAGATTGCAGGGTATAGCGAAAACACTAAGACTAGCACCGTACTACAGACACTACAGAACGAGATAATAGATAGGACGCAAATGTATCTAGCGTCCAATGGGCCAATGGCAGCAATGGCAATGACAGGCGTACTAACTGACCCTACCGCTTTAGGTAATCGGGATAGGATATCAGCAGCCCGTGAAATTTTAGATAGAACGGGCATAGTTAAAACAGAGAGAATAACAGTACAGGCTGAACCAGCAAGTATGATAATGTTCCCACCAAAGGCAAAGCCAAAGTATGACGAAGATGAGGAAGATGGAAGAAACACCCACTGAAAACACTTGGAGGCCCGTAGTACGTAAGAGCCGACAGATACCGTTTGGGTATAAGGCTGATTTAAATGACGATACTATACTGTTGCCTATACAGGAGCAATTAGATGCATTACTTGAGGCTAAAGAGTATTTGAAAACGTGTAGTTATAGGGAGGTTTCTAGATGGTTATCTGCTAAAACGGGAAGGACTATAACGCATCAGGCACTACACAAATTAATAACAAAAGAAAGAGATAGACAGAATGCAGTCCAATCGTACAGACATTATGCCTCCAAAGCGAAAGAGTACGCCGAAAAGGAAAAGAGCATCCAAGAAAAAATCCTCTACGCTTCAGTTGAACAAAGAGGTGATAGAATCGACACCAGTTGGGCAGACGGACTCTTATCCTCCCAAGGTTAAGGAACCTGTAGAGCAAGAACAAGACCCTAATAGAATACAGATAAACAAAGGCCCACAAGAAAGTTTTATAAATGCACCAGAGCGAGAGGTATTGTATGGTGGTGCTGCGGGGGGAGGTAAAAGTTTTGCGCTATTAATAGACCCACTAAGATACTGTCAGTATCCTGATCATAGCGCACTTATACTTAGGAGAACAAATGACGAACTTAGGGAACTTATTCACAAATCTACTGAATTATATCCGAAGTTTTATCGTGGGGCCAAATGGTCTGAAAGAAAAAGCCAATGGACTTTCCCTTCGGGTGCGAGAATTTGGCTCACGTACTTGGAACAGGATAAAGACGTATTGCGTTACCAAGGTCAGAGCTTTTCGTACGTGGGTTTCGATGAGCTTACGCAGTATCCTACATCGTTTCCGTGGGATTATCTCAGGTCGAGATTGAGGTCAACAAACCCTGAGATAGATGTATATATGAGAGCTACTACAAACCCAGGAGGGCCAGGACATTCATGGGTTAAGAAGATGTTTATAGATCCATCAACCCCAAACAAATCGTTTTGGGCTAGAGATCCTGAAACAAAGGAGGTACTAAAGTACCCGAAAGGTCACACTAGAGCAGGAGAGCCATTATTCCAAAGAAGGTTTATACCTGCTAGTTTAAAAGATAATCCATATCTATATAACACAGGTGACTATGAAACAATGTTGTTGTCTCTGCCAGAGGTACAAAGAAAACAATTACTATACGGAAGTTGGGATATTGCAGAGGGTGCTGCGTTTACAGAGTTTGACAGAAAGACCCACGTAATAGAGCCGTATGACATACCTAGTGGGTGGAGAAAATTTAGGGCGTGTGACTATGGTTATGGTTCTTATTCTGCTGTTCTTTGGTTTGCTGTTACGCCAGATGATACGTTGGTTGTGTACAGGGAGTTGTACGTAAGAAAAGTTTTAGCAGTAGAGTTGGCTAGAATTATATTGAATTTAGAAAGCCAAGATGGTAAAATGGCGTATGGTGTTTTAGACTCCTCTTGTTGGCATAAAAGAGGGGATACAGGCCCTAGTCTAGCGGAGCAAATGATACTAGAGGGTTGTAAGTTTAGGCCATCAGATAGAAGTAGAGGTAGTAGGGTAAGTGGTAAAAACGAAATACACAGACTACTACGTGTAGACGAAGACACTGACATGGCTGGTATACAGATATTTAATACGTGTACAAATTTAATTGCACAATTACCTATCTTGCCATTAGACAAGAGAAACCCAGAGGATATTGACACACACTCAGAAGACCACCTATACGATGCACTAAGATACGGAATACAATCTAGACCAGTGCCTAGAAATATATTTGATCTAGATCCTTCAACATCAGGCAAAGAGGCATTTAAACCTGCTGATGCAGTATTTGGATATTAAGAGAAGGTAAAGAATGACTGACGAAACACAATTTTTAGAAGACAGTACCAGTTCTTATTTAGAAGATGGTAGTCAAGAAACTGAAGATGCTTCGGGTATAACTGACCACATATACAAATTATTTTCTAGGGCAGAAGATGCAAAGTATCAGGAGGAGTCAAACTGGATACGTGCGTACAAAAACTATAGGGGCATATACTCTCCTGATGTACAGTTTACTGAGGCAGAAAAGTCTCGCGTATTTATAAAAGTAACAAAGACAAAAGTGTTAGCAGCATACAGTCAATTAGTAGATGTATTACTTGCTAACAATGAGTTTCCTCTATCCATTGAGCCAACAACTTTACCAGAGGGCGTTGCAGAAACTGTAAACTTTGATCCTAACGAACCTAAAGATGTAGATGTTGGTGAGATGCCAAAAGATCTATACGGCTACGAGGGTGACGGTAAAGTTTTACCTGCTGGTGCTACAGAGTTAAATGAGCTATCAGAAAAACTAGGCCCACTAAAAGATATACTAGAAGATGTAGACATTTTAAAAGAAGGATTTGGCATAACGCAATCTGCTGTCAACTTTCATCCTGCAATGGTAGCTGCAAAGATGATGGAGAAGCAGATAAAAGATCAGCTAGAAGAGTCTGACGCTAGTATGCATCTAAGAAACACTGCATTTGAGTGCGCTCTGTTTGGTACTGGTGTACTCAAAGGGCCATTTGCTACAACTAAAGAGTATGCAAACTGGAACGATGAGGGAGAATACGATCCAACAATTAAGACAGTTCCTAAAGTATCCTATGTTTCTGCTTGGAACTTTTACCCTGACCCTGACGCATCTAACATGGAAGAGTGCGACTACGTAATAGAGCGTCACAAACTTACCAAGACACAATTAAGAAATCTACGAACCAGACCCTTCTTTAGAGAAGAGGCAATTGCAGAGGCAATAGATATAGGCCAAAACTACAACATCAAGTGGTGGGAGTCTAGCCTACTTGATTCTCAAGACGAAGAAAGTTCCCGTGGATATGACACATATAGATACGAGGCCCTAGAATATTGGGGCGTAATGGACAGAGAGCTTGTAGAAGAATCTGGCATAGAAATACCAGAAGACTATGAAGACGTAAATGAACTACAGGTAAACGTGTGGATATGTAATGGCGAAGTGCTACGGTTTGTGGTCAATCCATTCCTACCAAAGCGCATACCATACTGCGCTGTTCCGTATGAAGTAAACCCATATGCTTTCTTTGGCATTGGGGTTGGTGAAAACATGGACGATACACAGACACTAATGAATGGTTTTATGCGTATGGCAGTAGATAATGCAGTCTTGTCAGGTAACTTACTTATAGAGGTTGATGAAACAAACCTAACCCCAGGACAGGATCTTACAGTATATCCAGGAAAAGTATTTAGAAGACAGGGGGGTGCGCCTGGACAGGCTATATTTGGCACTAAGTTTCCTAACGTAAGTAACGAAAATATGCAGTTGTTTGACAAGGCCAGAGTGTTAGCTGACGAGTCAACGGGCATACCATCCTTCTCACATGGGCAGACAGGTGTTACAGGGGTAGGTAGAACGGCAGCTGGTATCTCTATGTTGATGGGGGCCGCAGCAGGTTCTGTAAAAACGGTTGTCAAAAACTTTGATGACTATATGCTACGCCCATTAGGTCAGGCTATGTTTGCATTCAATATGCAGTTTAACTACAACAAAGATATAAAAGGTGACCTAGAAGTTAAGGCTAGGGGATTAGAAAGCCTAATGCAAAATGAGGTAAGATCACAACGCCTCATGTCTTTCTTGCAGATAACTAGTAATCCTGTACTTGCACCGTTTGCTAAGTTTCCTTACATAATACGAGAGATAGCTAAGTCGATGATGCTAGATCCTAACAAAGTTACTAATACTCCAGAAGAAATGTTGAGGCAAACATACTTGATGCAACAACAACAGCAAGGGCAACCACAACAACAGCAAGGCGAAATGGATATGACAGGTGCAGGTAATGCTAACATAGGTGTAGGAGGAGTACCAGTACCAGGAGAACCACAGTTCTCAGGTAACCCACAACAAGCACCACAACAAGCACCTCCACAACAACAACAACAACAGATGCAACAACCACCACCTGATGCTGGGTTACCCCCAGGATTATTACAATAATGGAGTACAAAAAACTACGGGATATAGTTACGCATCCTCGATATGAAGAATTAGAAAAGCACATAAGTTACATGAGAGAAAGGGCTGTTGCTAATCTTTCATATGCAGATGCTCCTGTAGAAATACACAGGTATCAAGGCCAGATATCCATATTAGATCAGCTATTAAAGCTAAAGGCTAATGTTATAAATGATGGGAAAAAATAACATGATGAATGAAGAACCAGAAAACGAAGTACCATTTGGCTCTTTAGAAGAAGAAGTAGCTGACGATATACCTGTTATGTTATCAGAGGGTGAGTACGTAATACCTGCTGACGTTGTAAGATACTGGGGCCTAAAACACCTTGAAGAAATGCGTATGATGGCAAAGTGTGGTCTTATGTCTATGCAACAGGATGGTAGATTACATATGGTAGATGAAGAGGGTGAGCCTGTTGAGACAGATATGCCAGAAGCACCACAGATAGAAGTTGTAGAGATAGATATACAGGCAATGCAAGATGATATGTCCGAAGAAGACGAAGACGAAGATGATGATGACGATATGGACAGACAAATGGAAATGTTTGAAGATAACGTAATAGAAGTAGACTTTGATGGTAAGGATGAGGAAGATATATTAATGTTGAACGGTGGTGGAAGTGTAGGTGGTGATGGGCCAGCAGATGGTCAAGGTGATGATGTAGAGGACAAAGATGAAGATGTTGGAACAGGAGATACAGGAACAGGTGGTGTTGGAGATACCGCTACAGAAGCCTCAGAAGCAGGAATAGCAGGTATTGCTGGAACAAACCCAATAGGAGGAAGAGGAACTGATGGTATGTCAGATGACACTGCCGAAGACCCTGAAGTAAATCCTGGTAAAGATGCATCTGTAGCAGGGGCTAATGTTTCTGGAGTAGAAGAAGCAGCAGCAATATCTTCTTTAGTAAATAATATGACTAAAGCAGAAGCATCAAGAGCAAAAGCATATGGTGTTTTTAACACTCCAGAGTTAGTAGACAAACTAGGGTTAAAATCAAATGAAGATAGAGAAAAAGATATCGATGCCATACAAGAAGCTAGACACGCAAACAATCCTACAAGCAATCAAATGGATTTAAATGCTCTTACAGAAAAAGGTTTCCAAACAGAAAACCCAGGAGTTGTAGGAGTAACTAACGCATTAGCAGGTACATTAGCTTCAATAAACCCTGCAATAGCAGCAACTTTAGCGGTAGGAAATATTGTAAATGCAGCGACAGGAAGAGAAACAATTGCTGGTTTTGGTGTTCCATCCATAGTAGGTGAGGTTTTTGGATTAGGAGAAACTTCAATAGCACAAGCCATAGGCGAACAACTATCTGGACTTGCACAAGATGTAGTTGATTTTTCTGAAACAGTTCCTGGTAATATAGAAGATACAATAGATGCAGGTGTAGAAGCAGGAAAAGAAGTAGGTAGCTCTGATGACGATCAACAAAAAAGACAAACAGAATTACCTGATATGACAAAACTTCTTAGCCTTACTACACAGTTACAAGGCATAGACACAAGAGTACCAATTAGAAATAGTTTAATGTCACAGGCTATAAATAATAATAGAGCCTCACAACCAGTAACTACATGACATTAATTATTACGGGCTACCCGATACCCCTTTCAAGGTGAAAGGCTACTTGAGGCCCCTGATGCTAGGAGAATACTAATGGCAATCGAAGAACAAATCGAAGATACATCCAACATTAAAGGACACGTTGTAAATACCAAAAGAAAATACAAAAGAGACATAGACGAAGAGACAGAGCTAAAAAATTTACTGGCTCAACGAGAAGCCTTGACGCAAGAGCAAGAGGAAATAAAAGCAGATGAGGAAGAAAACGAAACCTTAGATGCTGAAGAACTCACGTTTAAGAAAAGGTATGGTGATCTACGTAGACACAATCAACGTGTACAGGACGAACACAAAAAGCAACTTAAAAAGTTACAGTCTCAAATAAATGACCTGACTAAAAAATCTGTAAATTTACCTAAGTCAGAAGCAGAGATTTCAGAGTGGTCTAAAAAATATCCAGACGTTGCAAAAATGATGGAGTCAATTGCAATTAAAAAGTCTGGAGAAATGTCAGATGATCTGCAAAAAGAAATGAAAGAACTACAGGAGATGCGTAAAAATGTAGTTCGTGAGAAAGCAGAGTCTGAATTAAAAACATTTCACCCTGACTACGATAACATACGTAAAGACCCTGCCTTCCATGAGTGGGCATCCGTGCAACCAAAATGGGTGCAAGAAGCTCTTTACGAAAATGATACAGACGCTTACGGTTGTGCAAAAGCAATTACGCTTTACAAAGCAGAAAGAAAAGCATTTAAAAAAACAAATACACCTACAAATGCAGCAGATAATGTATCTGTAAAGGGTACTCCTAAAGCAGACACTGGTGCAAATAAAAAAGGTGGGTTTAAAGAATCTGACGTTCAGAAAATGACAGGCAGAGAATATGAAGCAAATGAAGAGGCAATTACGGCATCTATACGTAATGGTAGCTTTATTTACGACATTTCTGGTGCAGCAATGTAATTAAGTGTTGACAAAACATTTTAATTAAATATAACTATATATCACTTGCATGATATGCCCCTGTTTAAAACAGCTACGTATATAAAAATGCAAAATCATATATATTTATAATAGAAGAAGAAGTAGGTTGGCTACCATTTTACTAGTTGGCCCCTCACGGTTAGAGGTCACCCACATATAGAAAATGCCCTGTACTTACGTGATATAAGCTATAACGGAGGAATCAATGGCTTTTAAAACAGCTGCTGGTTACGGAAACCTCCCGAATGGTAACTTTTCACCTGTAATTTACAGTAAAAAAGTTCAGTCGGCTTTTCGTAAAACTAGCATTGCAGAAGATATCACCAACAGTGATTACTTTGGTGAGATCGCAAACTTCGGTGATACAGTGCGTATCATCAAAGAGCCTGAAATTACCGTTAAAGAGTATGCCCGTGGAACTCAAGTAACTCCACAGGATCTCGATGACGAAGATTTCACGCTCGTTGTGGACAAAGCAAACTACTTTGCTTTTAAAATAGATGACATCGAAGAAGCACATTCTCATGTGAACTTTGAGTCAATGGCAAGTGACCGTGCAGGTTACCGCCTAAAAGATCAGTTTGACCAAGAGGTATTAGGTTATCTTTCTGGCTTCAAACAGTCTGCAATAAACTCTGTTGCAGGTACAGCAAACGATGTTAAATCGGGTACAGATCCAATTGGTACTGTAGGATCAGATGGACTACTATCTTCAATGTTACTTACTCATGGTGACTTTGCATCTGGTGGTACTGCTGCTAATTCAGTTGCCATATCTGCATCTAACTCTTCTGCTACTACTACTCCACTAGCAGTACTTAATCGTATGTCTAGACTTTTAGATCAGCAAAACGTAGACCGTGATGGTCGATGGGTTGTTGTTGATCCAATCTTTGCAGAAGAACTAAACGATGAAAACTCTAAATTGCTAAGTAGCGATTTTTCTTCGGGAAATCCAGATATTCTACGTAATGGTAGAATTGTTTCTGGATTGATTCGTGGGTTCAGAGTTTATATGTCAAACAATCTACCGTCAGTAGGAACGGGTGCTGGAACAATCGCAACAGGTGGTTCTGGTTCTCACTTTGGCGTGATCGTTGCAGGACATGACTCTGCTGTTGCTACTGCCTCGCAAGTAGAGAAAGTAGAAACATATCGTGACAACGACAGCTTTGCTGACATTGTTCGCGGTATGCATTTGTATGGACGCAAGATTCTTCGACCTGAAGCTCTTGTTCGTGCCAAATACAACTTGTACTCATAAGGGAGAATAGATCATGGCAACATATGATATGACTAGCTCCGATACAGTTGGTGTTGGTGCTAATAGCATTGCAGCTTTACCATCAAAATTTGATAGCCACGTAGCATATACTATTGAGGCTACTTTAGATATTGATGATATGGTTCTAAAAGGATATTCTGGAGCAGATGGAGACATCTTTCAGCTTCTAGAAATTCCAGCAGGAGTCCTAGTTATCAATGCTGGTGCAGAAGTTATGAAGGTTTTCAATTCTTCTGTGACCGCAGACATAGACTTTGGTGAAGGAGATGATATTGTTGATGGTGCAGACGTAACATCAGCAGGTTTCTGTGCAGCAGGGTCTAACGGTCAAACCAATGTTATTGGCACTGGTTCAGCTTCAACTTATACTCAATTTATGGCTTCTACAGACACAATTGATGTTAAGTTAGCAGGAGCAGCACCAACAACAGGCAGACTTAGAGTTTACGCCGTTCTCGTTGATTGCAACGAACAGGGCGCGGAACCCGCAGCTGCCGCTAGGGATGCTCTAGCTTAATTGATTTAGGGGTGGTTCATTAGTTTGGGCTACCCCTTTATCTTAATTTTGGATATAATATGGCTACAACTTTTATTACATTAGTTAATGATGCGTTGAGGCGGTTGAATGAAGTGGAGCTTACTTCCACAGATTTTGCAACCGCCACTGGCTTTAGGGCATTAGTAAAAGATGCAGTAAATGCGTCTTTGCAAGAAATATCGCAAAAAGAATTTGAGTTTCCATTTAATCATACTACTGGCTCTCTTACACTTGTAGCAGGTACATCCCAATATACTTTGGCAACAGACTTAAAAGTAGCAGATTGGGATAGCTTTAGAATAAACTATGACTCTAGTAATAACTATTCTGCTAGAGTGTTAAAGCTACTAAACTATGACTCATATAATAGAAGATATTTTGAAAGAGATTCAGAAGCAGATACTGGCGATAGAGATCAGCCTATTTATGTATACAGAACACTAGATACTAAAGCAGGATTTACCCCTATACCTGACGCAGCTTATAGTGTAAGCTACGATTACTTTGCATATGCAACAGATTTGTCTGCATCTACAGATACAATGACTGTACCAGATGCATTTAAACACGTTGTATTAGACGGTGCGCTATATCACTGTTTTATATTTAGAGATAACTCTCAACAGGCAGGAATAGCCAAGGCAAAGTTTGACGAAGGCATAGAAAGAATGCGTACCCTTCTTATAAACAGATTTGTAGATGTAAGAGATACTCGCGTAAATCGCGTATTGAATGTTCCGCATGGTAATGCGTAATGGTGGATGCGCTAAGAGATGTAACCGTAAGTAGTAGAGGGGGTCTATATACTAATGAGGACGCACTTACATTAGCTACTACTTTCCCTGGCTCTGCATTACGAATGTTGAACATGGAAATATCTCAGTTTGGTGGATATAGAAGAATTAACGGATATACATCTTATGACTCTAGCTATGGAACTATTTCAGGAGTAGGGCCTGTCTTAGGATTATTTATACTAGAGGATACACCTTACGCCATACGAAGAAACGATGGAGATTTTACAGGATCACTTGGGGCTAACCCTTTTACAACTAGTAGCAGTAGTGCAACAATTACTGTAGCCCATACTAGTCACGGTCTAGCGGTAAGCGACAGAGTTATATTTTCAGGATCTTCTGCTGTAAACGGCATAACGCCAAACGATGTAGAAATGACTGTTGCATCTGTTGTTGATGCTAATAGTTACACAGTTGCCTTTACATCTAACGCCAGTGGTTCAGGCAGTGGCGGGGGTAGCTCAGTAACATTTAAATACTTTGACGTATCGGCAGCAAAAACATTTACTTTAGGGTCAAACCCTTTAAGCGTTTCAAATGAGAGTGCAATAATAACCGTTGCTCACACTGCACATGGGTTATCTGTAGGTAACTTTGTTACTTTATCTGGTAGTGATGCAATAGGTGGCATAACGCCAAACGATGTAGAGATGACAGTTGCTACAGTTCCTGATGCAAATAGTTATACCCTTACCTTTACATCCGCTGCTACTTCTACAGTTAGTGGTGGAGGTGGGTCTTCAGTAACTGCTAAGTATAGTCAGTACTATACAATATTTAAATATAATACAGGTGGTTGGACAAGGGTGCATTCGTTTAGATCGTCAATAGGTGTATCTAAAGTACGTCATTCGTTTAATGATTTAGAAAGTAGTGTGAGTGTAGTTTTAACAGACGGGGTAAATTTACCTTGTAAAATTACAGGAACTACATTTAGTACACACACTGCAAACACAGACCCTAAAGACCCTGAAGGTGCAAAAGTATCTGCGTTGTTTTCTGGTAGAGTGTTCTACGCAGGGTTTCCAACAGGTGCAGGTGCAGGTGGCCCTAGCTTTGTATTATTTACAACGTCTGGTGATGATGATGACTTTACTGGATCTGCAAATGTATTGGACATGGGATTTAGCGTTGTAGGTATTGCCCCATTTAGAGATTCTCTGTTTGTGTTTGGGGAAAGAGAGATTAAAAAAATAGTTGCGGATGCAACCACTGTATTTGCTGTTCAAGATGTAACCACTAATGTAGGATGTATTGCCACAGATAGCATAATAGAATTAGGCGGTGATATTTTATTTCTAGCGTCAGATGGTATTCGGCCTATTCAAGGTACGGCAAGAATTGGTGACGTAGAACTACAAACTATTTCTAAACCCATACAACAACTATTACAAGGTTTGCCTAGTAGTCACGATTTAGATAACATGACCTCTGTAGTTATAAGAAACAAATCTCAGTTTAGGTATTTTTTTCCCTCTACTAGTACAGCAGCATCAGATACAGCAGGTATAATAGGGGGCTTACGTTTTGCAGATAGAAGAGTTGGTTGGGAGTTTGGTGAACTATTAGGTATACGTGCGTTTGTAGCAACTAGTGGTTTAATAAACAAAGTAGAAACAGTGCTACATGGGGATGGCAATGGTGAAATATTTAAACAGGAGAGTGGTAGTACATTTAACACTGCTGATGTTACTGCTGTTTACGCATCGCCATTTTTATATTTCGACTCTACCGAAAGACGTAAGATATTTCAACATATTACGTTATTCACCAGACCAGAGGGTGAATCTACAATTAACTTGGGTATAGCGTATGATTGGGATGATCCTAATACACCTGACCCAAGCACCTATTCTATAACGACAGCAGGTTCGTTGGCTAGGTACACAACTACGGGTAGCACATATGATGCTACATTTAGATATGACGGGTCAACTAGCCCCGTATTAGAAACAAACATTCAAGGATCAGGTAGGGCAATTTCTCTGGTTATAACATCAACAGGAACCCAAGCACCCTATAGCATTAGTGGGTTTTCCATAACTTATCAGGATGCAGGATACAGATAATGGCAGGATACACTAGACAATCAGCAGCTCAAATTGTTAGTGGTGAGGTTATATCAGCAGCACCACTTAACGCAGAACTAAACCAAGTATTAGCAGCATTTAATAATTCTACAGGCCACTCGCATGATGGCACAGCAGCAGAAGGCCCACCCATAGATCGTATAGCAGATGCAGACCAGAAGAATGCTGTATTAATAGATACCTCTAACGATCATATTGAGTTTTACATAGAAGATAGTGGTACTGCTACGCAACAAGTTCATATTGCAGATGGTGCTATACTTCCTACAAATAATAATGATATTGATCTAGGTAGTACATCATTAAAGTTTAAAGACATACACTCATCAGGTACAACTAGAATGGAAAATGCTACTGTTGCTGGTACATTAACTGCTACAGGTGCATTTACAGGGTCTAGTACATTACAAGGAACTACAATAACTGCCACAACTGCATTTGTACCTGATGCATCTGACGGTGCTTCTTTAGGCACTACATCATTAGAGTTTAGTGATCTGTTCCTTGCTGATGGTGCAGTAATTAATTTAGGTGATGATCAAGACGTTACACTAACTCACGTAGAAAATACAGGTGTTTTACTAAATAGTACTAATCAACTACAATTTGGAGATAGCGGTACTTACATACATCAATCTGCTGATGGTGTATTGGACTTAGTAGCAGATACTGAAATAGAAATAAATGCAACAACTGTAGATGTAAATGGTGCGGTAGAAATTAGCGGTAACGCAACTGTAGGTGGAACACTTACTTCTACTGGTAAAATTACTGCTGATGCTGGTATTGATATAGATAACTTTAACATTGATGGTACAACTATAGCATTATCTTCTGGTGATATGACTGTAGATGCTGCTGGAGATATTATATTAGATGCAGATGGTGCTGATGTATTACTAAAAGATGATGGCACACAGTATGGTGCATTAACAAACAACTCAGGTAACTTAATAATTAAATCTGGTTCTACTACCGCTGCTACATTTACTGGAGCTAACACTGCATTAGCTGGAACTCTCAGTGCTACTGCAATTAGTGTAGGTGATGGTAACATAACTAACGTAGGTGATATTGCTGTTGACTCTATCTCTGCTGATGATACAGATATTAATGTAGCTGTAACAGATAACTCAGCTACTGCATTTACAATTAAACAGGGATCAGATGCTTATCTTATTGTTGATACAGCTAATAGCAGTGAGTCCGTATCTATCGGTACTGGCGTATCTGGTACTGCTGTAACAATAGGACACGGTACATCTGAAGTAACTATAGGCGATAACTTAACTGTTACAGGTAATCTTACAGTTAGTGGAACACAGACAGTCGTAGATACTGTTACGATGAATGCTCAAAATGCTGTAGTGTTTGAAGGTTCTACTGCTGATGAGAATGAAACTACACTTACCATAATAGATCCTACTGCTGATCGTACAATTAATCTACCTAACCAATCTGGTACAATTCCAGTACTAGCTGCTGTAAGTACAACACAGATTACATCTACACCAGAAGAACTAAACATATTAGATGGTGTTACATCAGATGCTTCTGAGTTAAACATACTTGACGGAGCTACAGTTACTGCTACTGAACTAAACATTATGGATGGTGATACAACAGCTTCAAGTACTACAATAGCAGATGCAGACAGAGTAGTTGTCAATGATGCTGGAACTATGAAGCAAGTTGCAGTTACAGACTTAGCTGCATACTTTGATGATGAAATAACTGCAATGCCTAATTTAGTTTCTACTGGTGCATTAGATAGTGGTAGTATAAGCTCTGGATTTGGTGCAATAGATAATGGCTCATCTAATATCACAACAACAGGCACAGTATCCTTTGGATCACTTACTGATGGTTCTGTAACAATTACAGACATAGCTGATGAAGATGACTTTAGTAGTAATAGTGCAACCAAACTAGCTACACAACAAAGCATCAAAGCATATGTAGAAGCTAACAGAGATGTTCAAGGTGTTACTGCTACAGGTACAGAAATAAATACAAGCTCTGATGGTGATACTTCAGTAGGCACTACAGCAGTTGCAGGTAGTGATGGTATTGTCACTAACGATGCAGGTACAATGAGACAAACATCTGTAGATACATTTGATACATATTTAGCAGCAACCACTAAAACACTTACAAACAAAACGCTTACTGCACCTAAGATAGTTGATGGTGGTTTTATTGCTGATGCAAACGGTAATGAAGGTATAGTATTACAGACAGCTAGTTCTGCCGTAAATGCTGTAGAGATAACTAATGCAGCATCAGGTGGATCTGTAGTTGTTGGAGCTATGGGAGATGATTCTAACATCGACATAGACATTACACCTAAAGGTACTGGTGAAGTAAATATAGCAGCAGGTAATTTAAACTATGGTGGAACAGCAGTTACATCTACTGGTGCAGAGATAAATAAACTAGCTGGATACAATGGGTCTGTAACTGAATTGAACTATCTTAAATCATTATATGATACTGATGTTACCAGTACAGAATATGATTACTTGAGCGGTGTATCAAGTAACATACAAACACAATTAAATTCTAGAGCATCGACAGGTAAGGCTATTGCAATGGCAATGGTATTTGGCTAAAAGGAGATAAAATATGGCAGCACCTAATATTGTCAATGTAGCAACCATTACTGCAAAGACAGCAACCGCATTATTAACAGGAACTTCAGCAGTCAATGCTGTAAATAATCCTGCATCATCTGGTAAGGTAATGAAAATAAACAGCCTCATTATATCTAACGTAGATGGTACAAACGCAGCTACGGTAACTGTAGCAATATATCCAAATGATGATTTAGCAGGAACAGCAGTAGTTATTGCTTCTACTATAGCAGTACCAGCAGATTCATTCGTAGTTATTATAGATAAAGATCAGGGATTATACTTAGAAGAAGATAAGTCTCTTGGTGTTACTGCAAGTGCAGCTAACGATTTAACATACACAGTTACATACGAAGAACTTTCATAGGAACTTAAATGAGATCTGTAGGTGACATAGCTTTAGATGCTGAAGTACGAGCTATTGCTAGTGGTGCAATAACAGATGGTGCGCCAGTTGTTGTAAACTCTGCTGGTACTGTTAGCGGTATTAGCGGAAGTGCAGCATCAACAGGCACTGCTGTTGTATTTGCAACTGCTAGTACAGGAGCAGCAAGTGCTGCTTTTGATAGCAGTAGTAATAAAGTTGTTATAGTTTTTACAGACTCTGGTAATAGTAATTATGGTACAGCAATTGTAGGTGATGTTTCTGGTACATCAATTTCTTTTGGCTCAGAAGTAGTTTATGAAAGTGGTAATCATTTTTATGAGGATGTTACATTTGATAGTAATAGTAATAGAATTGTAATTGCTTACGCTGACGGAAGTAACTCAAATTATGGTACTGCTGTAGTAGGAACGGTTAGTGGGACATCTATCTCTTTTGGAACACCAGTAGTTTTTGAAAGTGCGTATCCAGAAGAAAGTCAAATTACTTTTGATAGCAATTCTAATAAAGTTGTAATTGCTTATAGTGATCAGGGAAATAGCGCACACGGTACAGCAATTGTTGGCACTGTTGATCCATCAGATAATAGTATTTCTTTTGGTACGGCTGTTGTATTTGAAGCTGCCGATTCAAGAAATTGTGGAATAACTTTTGACAGTAATAGTAACAAAGTAGTTATAGCATATAGAGATGCAGGTAATTCTAGCTATGGTACTGCTATCGTAGGAACAGTCAGTGGAACAAGTATCTCATTTGGAACACCTGCTGTTTATGGATCTTATACAGCCCAACACAATAGACCACGTTTTAATAGCAATGATAATACAATAGTTATATCTCATACTAATGCTACAGCTTCAACAGGTTCAGTAATTGTAGGGTCAGTTAGTGGAACAAGCATTGGTAGCTTTGGAACCGCTGCTAGTTATGAAACTTCAACTCCTAGTGATCCAAGAGCAACTTTTGATACTAGTCGCAATCAAATAGTTATCGCTTATAGAGATCAAGATGATACAAAAGGTAAATTTATAGTAGGAACTGTAAGCGGTAATTCAGTTACTTTAGCAGACGCTATTATTTATGAAGCTGGTGCGCCAAATACTCCTGGAATAACATTTGACAGTAACAGTAATAAGGTAGTTGTAGGATACGCAGATGGTGGAGATAGTAATAAAGGTAAGGCTGTTGTATTTAATGGAAGTGATTTAAACCTAACCTCAGAAAACTTCATAGGCTTTGCAAACGCAGCATATGCTGATGGACAAAAAGCTACTGTAAAAACTACTGGATCGATTGCTAGGAATATACCGCAACAGGCATCTGCTTCTGACGCATTTGGAGATGAAACTGTATTTGAAAGTGCAGATTCTACTTGGATTGCAAGTACCTTTGATTCTAACAGCAATAAAGTAGTTATAGGATATAGAGATGTTGGAAACTCAAACTATGGTACAGCTATAGTAGCTACTGTAAGTGGTTCATCTATAAGTTATGGAACTCCTGTTGTATATAATAGTGCAACAACTACAGAAAATGTACTTACTTTTGATAGTAATAATAATAAAGTTGTAATTGCATATAATAATGGTGGTGATTCAGGTCATGGATATGCAATAGTTGGTACGGTATCTGGTACTAGTATTAGTTTTGGTTCTGCTACTGAGTTTGAAAATGCCACTATAGCCAATCATTCAATTACATTTGATAGTAATGTAAATAGAGTTGTAATATCATTTAAAGATGAAGGAAATAGTAACTATGCTACAGCTATAGTAGGGGCAGTAAGTGGCACATCTATATCATTTGGTTCTCCTGTTGTATATGAAAGTGCTAATCCAGAGGAACAAGCAATAACATTTGATTCTAATAGTAACAAAGTAGTTATTGCGTATAGAGATCATGGAAATTCTCAACATGGCACTGCTATTGTTGGCACTGTAGATTCATCAGACAACAGTATTAGTTTTGGTTCAGCAGCGGTATTTAATGCAGCACAAACTAAAGTAGGTGGTATTACTTTTGATTCTAATAGTAACAAGGTAGTTATTGTATATAGCGATCTAGGAAATGGTCAAAAAGGTACTGCTATTGTAGGTACAGTTTCTGGTACTAGCATTAGTTTTGGTAGTGAATCTGTATTTAAAGATGCTCAAATTGAGATAGAAAGCAGAACTCATGCTACCTTTAATAGCGGAATTAATAAAGTAATAATCACTTATATGAGAATTAGTGACGATGGTGCATATTATGCAGGAACAGTGGTAACAGGCACAGTATCAGGTACAGATATAACTTTTGAAACACCTGTTGTATTTAATGCTGCAACTTCTTCATATTCAACTCCTATTTATGACAGTAGTAATAATAGAACAGTTATAACGTATAGAGATGTTGGAAATAGTAACTACGGCACTGCAATAGTTTTAGTTAATGCTGGAACACCAGAAGACCTTACAATAGGACAACAATATTTCGTACAAACAGATGGAACATTAGGTACTAGTGCTGATGATCCATCGGTAATCGCAGGAACTGCAATAGGCACTAGTGATATAATTGTGAAAGGATAAACACACATGGCTAAGACAATCGTAGAGAATGAAACTAAACTAAGTAAATATGTATTCGCTGATGATAAACCAGTGACTATGGGATCTGACATGATCACTGTTGGTAGTGATCCAGTAGATTTCTATATCGCTGATCTCAACAGTAGCAATGCAACAATGCACGAAGATGTAACTGCACCTGATGGTTGGTCAGGCAATAAGCATTTCTTTGATGGAACCAATTGGACTAACAATTCCGATTGGGTAGATCCTAACGCAGAATAAGGATTACTATGCGTATCATTGGTAATAATCCACAATTATCTAGGCAGACACAAGCAACAGCCTCTGGTGCTATTACTGGAGGTAAGCCTGTAGTTGTGAATACTACTGGTACTGTTACGCAAATTAGTGAAACTACAGAAGCATTAGGTACTGCTGTAGTTTATGAGTCTGCAAATGCTCAATATGGTTCATCTACATTTGATAGTAACAGTAACAGAGTAGTTACAGTTTATATGGATGACGCTAACAGCGATTATGGTACGGCTGTTGTTGGTGCAGTAGATGCATCTGATAACAGTATTTCTTATGGAACACCTGTTGTATTTGTAAGTGGAAGTACTGGAACTACTGTTATTAAAGCTACATTTGATAGCAATAGCAATAAAGTAGTTATAGTGTGGTCTGACAGTAGCGACAGTGTTAAAGGAAAAGCGATAGTTGGAACAGTAGATCCATCTGATAACTCAATTAGTTTTGGTTCTGCAACTACATTTGAAGCTGGTGGTACTTATGAGCCTAATGTTACATTTGATAGTAGTAATAATAAAGTTGTTATTATTTATAAAGATGCTGGTAACAGTTATTATTTTACCTCCATCGTAGGAACTGTATCAGGTACTTCTATCTCTTTTGGAACTGCTGTAGTAATCGTAAGCGCAAATTATAGTTACTTTGCTATTACTTTTGACAGTTCAAATAATAAAGTTGTTGCTGCGTTAAGAGGTGCTAGTAATCATGGTCAGTCTTATGTAGGTACTGTAAGTGGAACAGGTATTAGTTGGGGTACTGTAGCTACGTTTCACGAAGTAGCCCCTGCTCATGTTAGCGCAACATTTGATAGTAACTCTAACAAAACTGTATTTACATATAGGGAAAATATTACGGATGATGGATTTGCAGTTGTAGGCACAGTATCTGGCACAGATATAACTTTTGGAACGCCTGTAGAGTTTGAAAATGCTGACGTATCTTATACTTCTGCAAGTTTTAATAGTAATGTTAATAAAATTATTCTTGCCTATAGAGATGAGGGAAACTCCAACTATGGTACATATCTTATAGGAACTGTAAGCGGAACAAGTATTAGTTTTGGATCAGCTGCTGTATTTGAAACTGCCGATTCAGAATATAACTCTGTTGTATTTGATAGTAGTACAAATAGATCAGTTATAACTTATAGAGATGGTGGTAACAGCAATTATGGTACTGCAATAGTTTTAAGACCTGCTGTAGCAACAAACATAACATCAGAAAACTTCATAGGCTTTGCACAAGATACAGTAGCAACTGGGCAACCTGTTACGATCAATACTAAAGGTGCTATTGTTGATAATATACCACCCACAGCAGTAGCTGTTCCTACACCTACAAACAGAACAATTATAGAAGAGGTTTCTTCAAATTATCTTTTTAGATCAACAACAATCTCTCTTGGATCAGGAAAATTTGTAATATTATATACTATATATTTAGGTTCTGGAGAACCTGTAGTGTATTATAAAGTAGGCACTATTGATCAAGCTACCAATACTGTTTCCTATAGCGATAGAACTTCTACTAACGCTTTTACTGCATATAGTCTATCTGGGATATTAGATACAAATGCTAATAGAATTGTTGTAGCATATGAAAATGCAACAGATGGTAAAGGTTACGCAGCAGTAGGTACTGTTTCAGGAAACACTATTTCTTTTGGAACTCCTGTTGTTTTTGAAGACGCTGTGGCAAAAGAGATAAATCTTACTTTTGACTCTACTGCTAATAAAGTAATTATTTCATGGAGAGATCAAAATAATAGCCAGTATGGCACTGCTATTGTAGCAACTGTAGACAATTCTGATAATAGTATTTCTTTTGGAACTGCTGTAGTTTATGAAAGTGCCTATACTATTACTTTTCCACCAAATGCTATAACTTATGACAGTAATAGTAACAGAGTTGTTATTGTATATAGAGATGTTGGAGACAGTAATAAAGGTAAGGCTATTGTAGGAACTGTATCAGGTACGTCTATTTCTTTTGGAACTGCGGTAGATGTAGATACTGGCAACCCTACTGATTACCTTACAGCAGTTTTTAATCCCGATGTAAATAAAGTTCTTATTACTTATGATGCAAGTGACAAAAAAGGAAAAAGTAAGATTGGTACTGTATCAGGCACAAGCATTAGTCTTACAGGTGTTACTATTTTTAATAATGATACAAACAATGATGGTACTATTTATCAATCTAGTTGTTATGATACAACCTCAAATACTCATTTAATAGTTTATAGAGACAATACATTAAGCGGTGACAGTACTAACCATGTATACGGAATAATTGGTACTATGAATGGAGATGGATCTGCTATCAGTTATGGTACTGAGTTTGCAATCGATCTTAATGCGGTTATTAATCCAGGAGGTAATCAGGATGGTAATGGTTGGAAAACACAATGTATTTATGACAGCACAACGGAAAGATTTATAGTTACTTATGATTTTGATGTCTTAAAAAAACTTGCAACTTCTATGGTTATTCCAATAGGAGGAGGACTTAGTATGACACCAGCCCAAACATATTATGTACAGACAGATGGTACATTAAGTCAGACAGCAGATGATCCATCAGTAACAGCAGGAACAGCAGTAGCTGGTTCTACATTGATTGTGAAAGGGTAACAGATATGTCTGGTAGATATAAAGCTGTTCCAACTGGCACAATAGCAAATGGTAAACCTGTATTAGTTAATAGTGCTGGTACTGTTACGCAAGTTGCACAAACTTCTATATCACAACAGTTTGGTTCAGATGTTCTTTTTAATAGCAGCAATGAATCTTCATATATAACAAATGTATATGACAGTAGTAATAATAAAGTTGTTACTCTTTATGTAAACCAAGATGGATCAAATGATGGTACAGCTAACGTAGGAACAATAGATACTAGTGACAATAGTATTAGTTATGGTTCAGCAGGTGAATATACAACCAATTTTGGTTTCTATAATAGTAGTACATTTGATAGTAATAGTAATAAAGTTGTTCAAGTTTATGCTGATAACGGTAACTCTAATTATGGTACGGCTGCTGTTGGCACAGTTAGCGGAACAGATATAACTTTTGGTACTCCTGTAGTGTTTGAAAGTGCAGCAATAGGGCATCATACTGCTACAACTTTTGACACCGATAGTAATAAAGTTGTTATTGCATTTAAAGGGACTTCAAATTATGGAAGAGCTATCGTAGGTACAGTTTCTGGAACAGGTATAAGTTTTGGTTCTGTTGCTAATTTTAACGCAAGTAATACAAACTGGATAGCTTCTACTTTTGATAGCAATAGTAACAAAGTTGTTATTAGTTATAGAGATGATGGAAACTCTAACTACGGTACAGCTATTGTAGGCACAGTTTCAAGTACTAGTATAAGTTTTGGATCAGAAGTTGTATATAATAGTGCTACTACAGAAAAACAAGGTGCTGCTTTTGATAGTAATAGTAATAAAGTTGTACTTTTTTATCAGGATCAAGGTAATTCAAATAAAGGCACTGCTATCGTAGGTACGGTTTCTGGAACAAGTATAAGTTTTGGATCAGAAGCTGTATTTGAAGAAGGTGATACAGAAGAAATTGCAGCAGTTTTTGATACTAGTATCAATAAAATCGTTGTTGCTTATATAGATAAAGGTGACAGTAATGCAGGTAAAGTAAATGTAGGAACTGTTAGTGGTACGTCTATAAGTTTTGGAACAGCTATTACTTTTGAATCTGGATCTACAAGTAATAGTGCTAGAGGAATAGCTTTAGCATATGATGTTAATGCTAACAGAAGTGTAGTTAGTTGGATGGATGGGGGAAACTCTAATCGAGGAACAACAGCAGTTTATCTAGCACCAAGCACCTCAACTAATTTAACAGCATCTACATCAGAAGGTTATATAGGATTATCTAATGCCTGTTCATTTCATGGTGCTACAGAAACATATACAGTAACAGTAGCCTCTGGTGTATTCTACTTAAATGGTTTAGCAAATCCACCAATACAATTACTAAGAGGCCATACATACATATTTGATCAAGCTGATGGTACTAATGATGGTCATCCATTTCATTTTAAAGATACAGGAGGAAGTCAATATACTAGTGGCGTAACTGTTACAGGTACAGCAGGAACTTCAGGTGCTAAAGTAACTATTGTCGTACCTATAGATGCAACAGAGCCAAGTCAGTATTATTGTACTGTACACGGTAATGGTATGGGTAATGTAATTACCATAGAAGAAAGTTTTGCAGAGATAGATGTAGTAGGCACAGTAAACAAACATCAATCAGGTCTAACGGCAGGTCAGACATATTATGTACAGACTGATGGCACATTAGGAACGAGTGCAGATAGTCCTAGTGTAGTAGCTGGTACGGCAATATCTGCAACAGAAATTATAGTAAAAGGATAGAGATTAATGATGGAAGAAATATCGCCAGTAATTTTTTGGAACGTAGTATTAACGCTGGTGATTGCACCTGCTATATGGTGGTTCAGGAATCTTATGGGAGAAGTTAAACGCATAGATATACTTCTAAACAGGACTAGAGAAGATTACTCTACTAAGCAAGAGCTACGAGAAGATATGCGTATGGTTACAGAAGCTCTCCATAGGTTAGAGGATAAGTTAGATAAAGTATTAGAGAGAGGAAAGTAAGATGGTATCAACAATTACAGGCCCAGGATCAGAATTTGTAAACTATGCTATAGATAATCCAGATGTTCAAAATCATGCTTTAGCAGTTGCAGCTGGAACTGGGGCAATTCAAGGCACTCCAGAATTTGCAACTGCATATAGAAAAGCAATGGTGGAACACGCTGTAAATTTTGGAGTAACAGAAGGAAGGGATAATGTTGGGCCTCTTGCTTCTCTTGCAGGTAATTCAGAATTTCCTGATGTACTTCCTCCTCCTCCTCCCCCTGCTCCACCTGCTGATACCAGTACTGATACAGGTGGTACAGGTGGTACAGGTGGTACAGGTGGTACTGGAGGTACTGGAGGAGAGGATACTGGAGATGTAACATCTGCAATAACTACAGCTTTAGCCCCTTTACTAGATAGACTTACAGATATAGAAAGCAATCAAACCTCTCTTATGTCTCCTACAGCAGTAGGAACAGCTACTCCTGCACCCACACCAGCTACCGCTACTGATTTAGAACCCGTAACAGAAGATATAGGTGATGTACAGGCAGATACTACTGCAATACGTGGCGATATAGGCACTAGGGCAGAGGGGCAACCTGCAACTCTTATGGGGCAGACTGCTGGATTAGCACAAGGCCAGACAGACATAACGGGGCGTATTGGTACAGCCCCTACTACAGATGCTACATTATTTAGTGGTCAGGAAGGATTAGCCCAAGACCTTACTACCGCGCAACAGGGTATAACAGGGGTACAGGCAGGTATTGGCGAGGCTCCAGTTGACCCTACAACGGGTGATCCTACAACTTTGTTTCAAGGTCAGGCAGGTCTAATGGCTGGACAGACAGGGCTAACAGGTGCTATAAGTGGCGTAGGGAGTCAGGCTTCAGCCATAGGTAGCGATTTAACTGCATTGACAAATCAATTAACTAACTTTGAGAACCTGTCAAATGCAGATAGGGCAAATCTTCTATCGACATTAAATACTCGCGCCACTGAGTTAAAAGACCTAGCAAACACATATGGCCTACAAACAAATAGAATAGCAGAGCAACTTACAGGAGTACCTGCACCAACAGGTATGATGGCACAAGCTGCACCAGTAGCAGGATCTTTACCTGCCGTACTAGCTGCTGAGAGAGCGCAAAATACAGCTACCCAAAACATAAACAGGGGCCTCATGGATGTAGCTGAACAGGGGCAAGTAGGTGCGCTAGGGCCAGTTACTCCAGACCCAAGGGTGGGCTAAGATAAAAAGAAAGAGAAAGTGATATGGCAAGACCACAAATATTTGATCCTAGTTTAGGACAAGAGGGTGAATACCGCAACCTAACTGATGCAGAGATACGTGAGGCAGCAGAAGGTTTAGATGCACCAGAGGGCGATGGACCTACTCCCATAGATCCTGTAGTACCTGAAGGTGGGCCTACGCCTACTACAAATCCTAATCTATTTAACTTTGATGAAGAAGGTAATCCAGTTGTTACCACTGATCCTACTACGGGGCAACAGTCATTTCAGATACGTGGCGATTTATTGGGCGGTGAGATAGTAGATCAGCGACTAGGCGATCCATCCGTAAACCCTAACGTTACAACTCAACAGTTAGATACTAGGGCAGTTGCTATAAATCAAGGGTTTCAAGGAACACCTACAGACGCGACTACTCAAGCATTTATACAGGATGCAGCTGGGCAGAGGGGGCTAGTAGATCCGTTTGGTTATCAAAGTTCTAAAGGTGTACAGACAGATATATCGCAAGACCCAAGCGCAAATTTACCATCTGGTGCAAGACTGACCCCAGCAATGATAGATCCTAATGCAACAGGAACAAGTATAGATCGGACAGACCCTGCATTTCAAACTAGGGATCTAGCAGCAGGACAAACACTAGCAGGTGTAACGGACGCACAACAGGTAGATAGAACTACAACTAACTTAACTACTGCACAAACAGTAGCAGATGCGATAGCGCAACAAGACATGGAAGCAGAGCAGTTCTTAAATGACATACGTTTAGTAAGAGCGCAACAGGAACAGGTAGACGAAAGATCCACTGTAAAGGGCCAACTAGGTATTATAATGGAGGACTTTGCAGGTGACTCCGTACCACCTTGGGCAGCAAACGCAATACAAGGGGCAGAAAGTATACTGGCTCGTAGAGGTATAACGGCATCCAGTGGCGTATATCAAGAGATGCTATTAGAGACTGCACTTAAATCAGGACTACCTTTAGCACAAGCAGATGCACAGATATATGCACAGTTTCAACAACAAAACCTAAGTAACAGGCAACAGGCAGAAATAACAAACGCAGCAAACTTACTAACTGCTGATATAAAAGAGTTAGATATTAGACAACAGACAGCCGTATTAAATACACAGAATAGAGTACAGAGCCTATTTACTGATGCATCTGAGATAAATGCATCTCGTAAGTTTAACGCAACCAGTCAAAACCAGACAGATCAATTTTTCAGTAATTTGCAACAGGCAGTAAATTTAAACAACGCCAGTCAACGAACTGCTATATCTCAATTTAACGCAGGTCAGGCAAATGCTATATCACAATTTAATGTAAACACTGCTAGGGCAAAAGATGAGTTCTATTCTAGAAATCAATTAGCAATAGCACAAGCAAACGCTGTATTTAGAAGACAAGTAAATACCGCAAATACCGCAGCCATAAATGCAGCAAACCAGTTTAACGCAACTAATATTCTTAATAGATCTAATACTGCGCTAAATAATCTCGTACAGTTGGCTAGAGATGAGGCTGATTATATTTATCAGTCTGGTCAAAATGATATGCAGAGGCAAAACAATCTAGCCGTAGCTACATTACAGGCAGAGGCATCTGTTAGAGCTAAAAAAGAAGGCAGTGGTGGCAGTTTCTTGGGTGCAGCGGGTAGTATACTAGGTAAAGTATTTGCAAATATAGCAGGTACTGAGACTGGTGGTAAGGCAATATTAAATAAAATTGGATTTAATATTACATAAGGAGATAATATAATGGTGTTACTAAACCCTTTTAGTAGAGTTCCTACAACAGATATAGGAAAAGCACGTAGTATTCGTGAAAGAAGAAAAGGTACGTTTATGCCTACTATAGTAAACACAAACGAAACTAACAATCCAGCTAGGATATATCAAGAAGAAATAAGGAAGTTGTTACAAAGTAATAAACTACCGTCAGACATGGGGAGTGTATAATTATGGTAATGGAAGATATGGAATTTGAAGAAACATTTGAATCAGCAATACCTGGTCAATCTTTGGCTAGGAAAGACGCAGAACTAGGGTCTGTTCCTTTTGAAACACCTGCTGACTTCCCTGATCCTGATGAGTTTTATATGTATCTATATGATAAATTGTTAAATGACGAAACAAATCTTATGAACATGGTAAAACTTCTTGAGATGGAAATTACAGTAGACGCTATCGTAGAGGGCCTTCTGATGAACTCATTTATGATGGGGCAAATATCTCCTGATACAGGGGTCATCTTAAAAGAGCCTGTTACGGATATGGTGCTTCTAATAGCGCAAGAGGCTGACATAACTCCAGCTAGAAGAGATGATGGGGCCGATATGCAAGATCAAGTGCGTATAGAAGAGGTTCTATCTAAATTGTCTGCTGATGCATCAGGGGAAGAAGATATGCCTATGCAAATGGAAGAAGACGATGACATGGGTGAACCTTCTGGCATGATGGCTCCACCTGATGGCATGGACGATATGATGGCTATGGACGATATGGGCGAAGAGATGCCAGAGCAAGAAGAAGAAGAAAACGAGCAGCAACAAACAGCTTTAATGATGGGATAATACAATGGGGTTAATGTCAGGCTTAAAAGAATTTGGTCAAAACTTTGTGCTTACAGCAGGTGATACAATTGCTGATAACATAAAGAAAAGAGATGAGCAATACAGAAAAGATGTATTAGATCAATACTCTAGTCTAAAAGCAAATATAAAAAAGAATAAGGCCATTGATGCAAAACTATATAATACTATGCTTAGTGAAGCAAATAGTTTAGTTGGTCTAGCCCCAAACTTGCCAGATGAATATATAGCTTATGGGTTGTCCAGCAAAGACAACTATAAGCAACTTTTAAAAACACTACAAGAAGATAGTGAAAGGGGTAAGTCAGGATTTTTTATATCTGAGTGGGCAGCTAAGAATAACATGGAACCATCAGAAATATACAACCCTAGAAAAAGAGATGTATCTCGTATGGTTCGTAGCCTACGATCTCCTACAGTTATGTCTCAAAAACCTTCAGCAAAAGTAACTCCTGATACAGATGATACATTACAGACATTAGCTGGTCTTATATTTGGTGGAGCTACTGGCTCAGACAAAGTAATGGAAGCTGCTGAAGCTAAAATAAGTACTAAGGGTAGAGGTGCATTTGGAAAAAGCGATCTTGATTATGCGTACAGTACACCTACTAGGGGTATAAGTTTGCCAAATAAAAATGTTTCTTTAAAAAGAATTATGAAAAGTAGAGATAAAGAAATTATGTTATTTAATAAAATACAAAATAAAGATTTAAAAGTAGCACAAGAATTTAATATCTTACCACCTACAGCAGGAGAAGGTGTAGGGATAGAGGTAAACAATGAAAAGGCTAGAGCATTACTAGCTCAACGCTCTGGATTAGATAAAAAACTAGACGCTGTTTACAGGGCATTTGTGGGCAGTAATGATATGGAATTTACTAATAATATTATTAGAAAACAATTTCCTGTTACAGAAAATATGTCCGATGAAGAAGAAAAAAATATTGAAAAGTTTAGAAAATATTTATCTGTTTACACCCGAAGAAATTTTGCAGAAGAATTAACATCACTTAGGGTTACATTAGAAGATTATGCAAAACAAGCAGTTAAGCCTACTGTAGGTTCTAGCAGTCTACTAACCCCACCAAATTCACAATAAGGAAAAAATACATGGTTGAATTAAGCCCTGCTGACATAGAGCTTCTTAAACAGTTTGATATAGAGAACAAAGAGAGATTACAAGATCCTCTACTTTATACACCAGAAAACATAAGTAAAACAGCGCGAGAACAAATAGACGGTAAGACCCCTGAAGAAGAATCAGACGAGGACGTAGGTATTCTTGAAGACGTAGCTCAAGGAACTTTGTACGGATTATCTGAAGGTATTGGCTCTATGTATGAACTAGGGCAAAGGGCAGGGGATGCAATTGAAGAGGATGTTGTAAATCGTTTCTTTGGAACAGAGTATGATTTTATACAACCCGAAGAGTATAAGAACACGTTCGATGCACCAAAAACTATGGCAGGTAATTTAGCGTCTGGTGTTAGTCAATTTGGTATAGGAATGATACCTGCTTTTCGTATATTGAAATTTGGGGGGGGCGTAGCCAAAATGGTAGGCAACTGGGCATCTATGTCTAAAACCCTTACTAAAGGTACAACTAACTTACTAAACTCACAATTAGGAAAGAGGGCAGTGTCAGTTGCAAAAGGTAAATCTGCTAAAATAGGTGCAGCTGCTGCTGTAGCTGAACAACTTACGTTTGATCCGTATGACCCTAGACTTGGTGATTTAGCAGCTAGTACTGAAGTACCTATAGTAAAAGATATTGGAGAGTTGCTAAAAGTAAATAAAGATAATCCTGAAATAGTAGAGCGTCTTAAAATGGCAGCAGAGGGTTTTGGAATAGGTGTAGTTGTAGAAAAAGGCATAGCAGGTGTTACGTTTTTAGGAAGAACAGTTGCATCTAGAGTAGGCAAAAAAACTAAATCAGGAAAAATGACAATAGACGACTTAGAAAAATTGTCTACACAAGCAAACCTGCCTAATCAAAAAGATGAAATATTAAATGCTTCTGGTAAATTAAGAATAAAAGAAACTTTAGAAAAGAAAGGATATGATTTAGAGTATATAAATAAATATATAGGTTCTATAAATTTAAATAGAATAAACTCATCTCAATGGGAAGTATACAATCTAATAAATGAAACGGGCAATGCGCTTAAAAGAAAAGCAAAAGAGGCAGGAGAAGAGTGGCCCCCTACAAAAGGTAATAAAAAATCATTAGAAGAAGCTGCCTCCTTATTAAATCACGATAACGTAGACACTATGCAAAATGTGCTTCTAGAAAACGATTCTCTACTGAAAATAGTTACAGACGGTGACGGGGCTATACAACTAGGTGCAGGATTAGAGGGGGCAACATCGTATGCGTTAGCTGCAAGACAGATGCTTCTAGATACCGTAGACGTTACATTTGATTTAGCTAAACAAATAAAAGAAGCAAAAGAAGCAGGTGTGCCAACCACAGATTTAAAAGCTGCGTATGTACAACAACTATTTTCTTTTGAAACTATGCAATCTACCGTAAACAATATTGCTAACGAGTCAGGTAGATTGATGCAATCTTTCAACGTAAACATAGGTAATACAGCAAAAGCTAGATTTTTATCAGAAATGCTAGAGACAGCAGGTAAAGATATTGATGAGCTTATAGAAGGGATGACCCGTAACGACATACGAAGCGTAGAGGACAGAATAAAAACATTTAAAAATATGCAGGAAGAAGGAGGGCCTTTATCTAAAATAAAAAGCGCAATAGGAGAGTATTGGTATAATTCTATTCTGTCTGCTCCTGACACCAATGTTGTTAATACGTTTGGTAACTTAGGTGTACAACTGGCTAGAACAGCAATAGAAGGAAGTATAGGTGCAACCCGTGGACACTTACGTTTAATGGGATCTAGAGTTACAGGATCAGATATAGATCCTTCTACTGTTATGACATTTGGAGATGTTTGGAACAGAATAAAAGGTATGTCTACAGGTAAATTTAGTGGTGGTGAAAAAGCTAAGGTAGGTGCAACTATAGACATTTTATCTAAAAGAGGATATAGGCATCCTGTTGTACTAGATGCAATGATATTAAATGTCCAAAGAGGTATGTACAAAGTAAATGGTAAAGTATCTACTGACTTTGAAGAAGTAGTAAAAAATTACGAAGGGGGTTATCAAGCCTTATATAATGAAAATAAAGATAAGATACTACATGATTATGGAGCATCTGTATCTAATATGGGCAAAACAGTAAAACTATTTAAAGAAACTTTTAGAACAGAAGTAGCACCAGATCCTAGATATAGTAGATATGAAATAGGTGAGGCTGCAAGTAATAGGGCTATACCTACAGTTGTGGGTAGATTTGTTAGATTTCCTACAACCACCATGTCTGCATTTGATACTATGTTTAAATCCATAGCAGATAATGCTGCTTTATATGAAATTGCATACAAACAAGTAAGAGCTATGAAATATGAAATAGAAAAAAATGGTGGTAGCTACAATATGCAATTAAAAGATGACTATTCAAAAGTAACAGATAAAAATTTAACGCCACAGACTAGAGCAGTAAAGGTTACTTGGGATGAAAAAAGATTTACATTCCCAGGAATGACAGACAAAGATGACCCGTTGAATTTGTCAGCATCTGAAATGGTAGAGTATCTTGTGCAAAATCCTACAAAAAGAATGTTAGATGATGCAGAACAGGAAATGTTAGAGGCTACTTTCCAACAACAAAACTGGGCAACAAAAGCAGGTGAGTCTTTTCGTAGGACATTAAATAAAAGTGGTATAGGTCTAGGAACAGCCCTTATGCCTTTTGTTCGTACACCTTTGAATTTACTTGCATATACTTTGGAAAGAACACCTGCTGGTCTATTAAGTAAAGAAGCAATTGATAATAGGGCAGCACTAAAAAGGCTATCTAAAGTTGATAGAAGCACATTAACAAAAACAGAAGAACGTAGATACAGAGAGTTGCTAAGAAGAGAAGATGCAATAAAAGATAGAAGAATAAATAAACAAATAACTGGTATGACATACCTAACAGGTGCGTATTTTGCAGCACAAACAGGTATGATTACTGGAGGTGGCCCTACTGATTTTACAGAGCGTAAGAGATTAATGGAATCAGGGTGGAGGCCATACTCTTATGTTATAGATGGCAAATACTATCCAATATCTAGACTAGACCCCTTTTCACAAATTGCAGGTCTTGCAGCAGACTTTCAATTTATAACAAATGAATTGGCACAAGCAGAACTAACACCTGCTGCAAGAAGAAATGGATACGTGTACGCAAAGTTTGTTTTTACAAAAATGGGTCTAAACATTATTAACATGATCTCTGACAAAACATACTTAAAAAGTATGGGTGAAATAATGAGTACTTTATACTCTCCTAGAAGAGAAGATCAAGATGCATTTGATACCGCTATAGCTGCGGTAGCAAAGACAGGCGGTAGTGTATTAGGTGGAGCAGTACCTAACATAGTATCTCGTATGGGAGAAGCATTTGCAGAAGTAAATCCTGATGGTACTAAAAAAAGTAATTTCTTTTATGATCCTATAATACAGGATGCATATATAGATATGGATGCATTGCGTTTGTTTGTAATAAAAGCAACCTCTAAGATTCCTGGAGTAAGAGAGTATATAGGTGAGGCTGATGAAGATTTAAAATTTTATCCTAGAATAACTGAGTTTGGTTCTACCCTAGATAGAGAAAGAAGTGCCTCTATATTAGCTGGAACAGAACCTGCCGAAAGATCTGTTATGTCTACTATATTAGGTGATACTTTTATATCAAGACCAGGGCATAGGGAGGATACAGCAGACTTATCTGCTACATTAGCATCTCTGCGTATAAAACCAAAAATAACAAAGACTACTATGAAACTTCCTGGGTCTAATAAAACAATGAAAATACATCCACTTGTTTACTACAACCTATCTAAGAAAGAAGGTATTGCATATAGACAAGGGCTAGAGGAGTTATTTGACAGTAGAGTATATAAAAATCTTTTGAAAGAAGCAAATGATAACCCTAGTAGAAAAGAGGCGGTAGATAACATAAGAAGAGATCTGATAGAAAAAGTAAAATCTACGGTGGTAGCACAGTACAGGGCAGAACTGTATAATCCTGACGTACTAGAATTTATGGGTGTTACTGATAAAGAAATATTTAATGCTATTGCTGAAGAAAGAACAGTATTGGAAAAACAATACTTTCTTAAACAAGCTGAGATGGAAAGGCTACTAAGATGATTACAATATTAGGATCATTAATTGGCTTTGCAGGATCTGCGCTACCAAAAGCCTTCGATATGTTCTCTGATTGGCAGGACAGAAAGCATGAACTAGCCATGATGGATCGCCAGATAGAGGCATCTAAGCTACAACACGTACAGAAGATAGAGGCCCTTAACATAGAAGCTGACATAAGCGAGAGCAAGGCTTTGTACAAACACGATCAGTCTATGAAGTCAACGGGCTTCATGGCAGGACTGAGAGCCAGTGTAAGGCCAGTTATAACATACCTGTTCTTCACATTGTTTGCAGTTATTAAAGGCACTGCGCTATACGGACTAATATATACGGATGGCGTTGTATGGGAGATGGCTATCCAGACACTGTGGGATGAAGAAACGCAGGGCATATTTGCTGCTATCATCTCATTCTGGTTTGGAAGTAGGGCCTTACAAAGATCAAGGAGTAGTTCGTAATGACTGTGAAGAAGGGCAAAGAAACATTTTCTGGTTACAATAAACCAAAGAGGACACCTGACCATCCCACTAAATCCCATGCCGTACTAGCTAGGGAGGGCGGTAAAGAGAAGCTCATACGCTTTGGACAACAGGGCGTAAAGACTGCTGGTAAACCTAAGAAGGGTGAGTCAGCTAGACAAAAGGCACGAAGGAAATCATTTAAGGCTAGACATGGTAAGAATATTGCCAAGGGTAAAATGTCAGCTGCATACTGGGCGAACAAAGTAAAATGGTAGAGCAAACAACAAATCAACAAATGGAAGAAGTGCTTAACGTAACGGGAGATGATCCGCTATCTGATGCAGCTACAAATCAACTAGGGGTTTTTAAAGGGGAGCCTAAAGAAGATCTTAGAAAG